GGATTTGATAAGGTGCCAATGACAAATGGAAAGGAAACAAGTGTCATTTTGTGCTTTCAGGCTGAAATATTTCCAAATGATTATGTTGATGCAAGCATTTATGAATTTATCATTTTTGATGAATTTTCTGATGATGTCCTTGATGCCTATAATGAAGTTGTTTCACTGATTAAAGAAAATAAAAAATCATGAATAACTTTTTCTGCATGTTAGGTCTTCATGATTGGTATTATGGATATTTTAATGCCAAGGAAAAAAGGTATGAAAGGCACTGCATTCATTGTGACAAAAAACAATATGTGAAAGGTGATGAACAAAAAAGTAAATGGACAACATTCAAATAAAAATTCCACTGCAATCATATGGATTGGGTGACATCATTTTCTGCATGTCAATTATTAATAAATGGATTAATGATGGCTGTCATGTCATTTGGGGTGTTGAACCTGTTTATCTGCCAATTGCCAAACATTTTCCATGGATTATCTTCATTGACAAGAATTTATTAAATATTGATTATAACATCAAGGAAACAGTGACAACCGGAAATGCAAAAATTATTCCTTTAAGGTGGAGCAATGACATTCAAAAAGTTTCATATGATTTTGTGATGTCTTCAAAATATGACATGATGGATTTAAATTGGAAGGAATGGAAAAAAGGTTTTTCATGCAACAGGGATTATGAATCAGAACATAAATTGTATTTTGATGTGTTGGGTTTACAATTAAATGAAAAATATAATCTGATAAGTGAACATTACCAGACAGCAGGAAAAATCCATTCACCATTGCATGTTGATAATGGTTTGAAAAATGTTCAAATGAAATTTATAAATGGTTTTACCATGTTTGATTGGCTGACGGTTATGCAGAATGCCACCACTATTCATGCAGTTGCATCAAGTAATATTTATTTATTTGAATTGTATGAAATGGATGCAAAAGAAATTCATCTTTATCCAAGAAAACCTGAAGAAAACAATCATGACCATTATAAATATTTACTTACTAAAAAATATCAGTATCATGACTAACAAACAATTGTTATATAATAAACTTCATGCATTAAGACTTGAAGTGGATGGTTCAATTGTTGATGATATCACTGCAACAGTTGATGCAGTCTTTGCAGAACATGAACAAGATGTCAAAGATGCATTCAATGCAGGCAAGGAAAAGGAAGGAAGGCAAACATTGAAAGGATTTAATGGTGATAAAGGTTTTATTGTTTTTCCTGATAAATACAAAACATTTGAAGATTATAAAAACCAAAAAAATAAATAATGGAAAACATGTTGCCACCAAAAGAAGTATTTTTTAAAGTATTTGTGTTTGCAAAAAAAGGTTCATCTGAAAAAGTAGTTTTATCAGTGCCAATGACAGAAGATAAAGCTGATGCAATTGAAAGATTAAGAACATGCACAATGGAACTTGGACGTGATTTAGGTGGTGAATGGCATCAGGTTGATTTTTTGATTTTTGGTGAATTTATCAGGTTCAATGATAAGGTGATTTTTAATGGCAAAAGGAAAGATTATAAAAGAAACCATGATATTATTCAAATGATAAAAAGTTTCAGACAATTCTTAAATAGTAGATTATCATAAAACCAATAAAAACAAAAAAAATGAAAGTACCTGAAAGGTTTAGAGTAAAGAAAGGAATTTTTGCAAGTGACCGGTCATTTGACAACAATGGTTGCTTCCTGATTCCACACCAGAAGATTGATGGATATTCATACTGGGTGCAGGCATCAGATGGAAGTCCTGAAGTTCCATGGCAACATGTATCTGTTTCATTAAGGACTGCAAAAAAGTTGGTTCACAGGTGTCCAACATGGGAAGACATGTGCTGGATAAAAAATCAATTCTGGGAACCTGAAGAAGCAGTGTTTCAAATTCATCCACCTGCTTCACAGAATGTTTCATTGGCTGACTTTTGCCTTCATTTGTGGAAGCCTTTGTCATTTGTCTTTATGTTGCCACCATCAATTGCAGTTGGTCCTGAATCGGCTATAAAGGCACCTTTATGATGCAAGCAAAAATGAAACCTGATGACATCATAAAGGATTCAGAAATCATTGGAACAGTTAAGTTATGTTTGTGTGACAAGTTGCTTGAATCTGAAAAGTTTGAAAGCAGGACAGAAAGGCAAATCATCATGCTTCAATGGAAAGACAAATACCATCTGAATCAGGACCGTGACAACAGTGCATTTTATTTTGTTGTTGAATTATATTAAAGTTATGGAACAACTGACACAAGAAATCTTGATTAAATATGGATTTAAAGAATATCAATCTATTATTCATACAAGATTCAGGATTGATTATGGTGCATTTTATTTTGAATTGATGAAAATGAATGAAGGTGGTTGGCATATTAAAATATCAAACCATCCATTTGAAGAAAACCAGCCTGAAGTTGGACTTGGAATCATAAAATACTGCTATCAATTAGCCAATATTTATCATGCAATAACAGGGAATAATTTAAAAACCAATTAAACAAATCAAAATGAGCAAAAAAGAAAAAATGGAAAATCAGACCAAACAGGAAGAAAGCAATGAAAAAAAAGTATTTAAAAACGTTACAGGTGAAGACATGCCTGATTATCCTGAAGTGCAGGAAGCTTCCAAAAAACTTCATGCCTTTGTCAATGACCTTAAAAAGCAGATTAAAGATGCAGGTTATGTTGGTGTTGTGATGATTGGTAATGCAGCAAAAATCAGTATTGAAAAACTGCCTGAAAAAGAAAAAATCAAATGCCTGCTTCAAGTGGTGACCGGCAAAACAATGATTGCACCTTTCACCATGTTTTATGAAACTGAAGACAGTCCAATGGAACTGAATCATGATGCAGGAAGGTTTGAAGCCAATGCTTCAATCCACATGGTACGGTCATTTATTGAATCCATGGAAGATGAAATGCACCACCACAAGAACCTGCTGATTGGTATGCAGTTGCATAAATTTATGCAGACAATATTGGAAGATGAATAAGGCTAATTGCGTAAACCAAGACCGGCACAACCTGCCGGTTTTTTTTCTGCCTGAAAAAAAGTCAAAATAAATTTGGACGGTAAATCAGGAACAGGTATTTTTGGCAAAACTTTTAAAATTTAAGATTATGACAACATGCACAACTTGTGGACAAATCATCAATGAAGTGGTGACCATTGATGGTCTTCCTTATGCACCACATGTGCCGAAAATAAGCTTGGAATCAGGCAGTTTCCTTCATGGTTCAAAACAGGTGATTGGAACAAGGCAAAGGCAGACCATGATGCAAGGCAGGCAAAGCAGGCAATTGAATTTCAGGAAAGCAGGAAAATCACATCTGAAGCATGGTCTGAATTTATGTTGCTTTCAACAGCATATGTTGAACAATACCTGAAAGGCAATACATGGGCATTTGAATTTATTTCATCAGTGATGAAGCAGTGTGGATATTACACCATTGCATCAGGTTATTATTTTGACACCATGGAAGAAGCTGAAGCCAATTGGCAACCATCTTCAGGAAGTTTCCCTTATTTCATTAAACTGCCAAAAAGAATCAGTGACCTTTCACCTAAACAGCAGGCATTGCTGAATAAATTCATCTAATCAAAAACCAATAAAATCACCTTTATGAAACAGACCTTTTTTGCCTTTTGCTTTCCACACATTGCTGAAATGACATCAGATGACCAACAGGACATCAATGACCTTTGTTTGGTCATTGCACGTTATAATCAGCATGTGTTGGAAGGAAACAACAACCGATATCACATTTCTGAATGGATTAATGGTTTGATGCCATGGAAATTCATTTTTGGATATTCAAAACCTGATGAAATCACTGTTGAATTTAGGCAAGTTGGACAGGCAGCAGGCACCATCAAATTTTTTGAAGTCAATTCTTAATTTAAAACCAAATAAAAACAAAAACCATGTCAAAAAAAATCACAGTAAAAATCATGACAACAGAAATCAAGTTAATTGAAACAGGCAATCCTGAAGCCAAAAAATACAGGGTGACCGTGAATGGTTTTGACCAATTCACACCATTTGATGATGAAGTGAAAGCCAAGGCAGCAGCCTTTGACAAAGCACTTTCAGCACAAATGGACGGCAAAATTCACCTGTCTTATATTTCAAACCTGTTCATTAAAGAACCAACACCTGAACCAACCAAACCTGAAGAAAAGGAACCAACCAAAATCATGATGAAATCAGGTGGCAGTGATTATCCATACTTAAGGTTGTGGTGCAGGATGATGGGAAGCTTTCAGTATTACACTGACTTGCAGATTGAAAAGGCAAGGAAGATGAAGGCACCTGAAACCACCATTTATTTTGAAAGGGATGTTCCACACATTGCTGAAGACATCCAAAATCCTGAAGTCAGGTGGTTTTTTGAAAACAATGGATTGAAAATTCCTGAAAAGAAGTAAAACCCTGAAGACCGGCACCAAAAATGCCGGTCTTTTTTTGTCCAAAAATATCTTCCAAAAAGGTCAAAATAAATTTGGTCAACCAAATCAGGAACCTTTATTTTGTACTTTCTTTATTTAAAACCAATAAAATTTCAAGTCATGAAACAAGAAACTTTCAACATCAAGACCATTCAGCAGGACAATGTTTTCATTAATGTTAGCAAGGAACCAATGCAGGCTTTGACCGGCATGCCTGCCACATCAAGGTTCAGTCATGCCATCATTGCTGAAGGCAGGGTTGTCAATGTGGTGTCAAACAATTATGGTCTGCTGAAAAATGAAAACTTCTTCCTGAAGGCTGAAGAAGCTTTAATCAATGCAGACATCAAGTATGACACAAGGTCCATCAACAGGATGAATGAATCATTTGCTGTTGACTACATCCTGAATGATGACAGCTACATCATCAAGGTTAAAGGTTCAGATGACCAAATTCAACCAATGTTGCGTTATACCAATTCATATGCAGGTGGTCCAACCACTGCCAATTTTGGTTTCTTCAGGAAAATCTGTTCAAATGGTTTGACCATCTGCCAAACCAAAATAGGCTTTTCAGTTAGGCACAACAGCATGGTCAATGAAGTGGTCATCCCTAAAATTGCTGAAACCATTGAAAAGTTCATGGATAATGAATTTTATTCCCTGCACAAAAAATTTGAAGTGTTGGCTGAAACTTCCATCACGGACCTTGAAGGTTTTGTGAAGTATGTTGCCACCAAGCAAGACTTATTCATGTATGAAATGTCAGAAAAAAACCCTGAACCATCTGCCAATGCACGTTTGGTCCTTGACATCATCAGGAATGAAGCAAAGGCACTTGACATGCAGCCTTCATTGTGGTTGGGTTATAATGCCTTTAATGAATTTCTTCATGGCAAGTTGAAGAAGTCCTTTGCAGACCAACAAAGGTTGGACAGCAGGTTGTTCAGTGGTATTGTAGAAATGGCAATGCCTTCAAATTAACCAACCAAGGCTGCACTGTAAAGGTGCAGCCTTTACCTTTTATCATCCATACCGGTTAAAGTGCCTTAAAACGGCTTAAAATCAATAATCCAATAAAATCAAAATTTATGCGACACCTTTTAGACATGGGCAATAAAATTGCAGTCATCACTTATGAACAGGAAACACATTTTTCAGATGATATTATCAAGCAGTATCAAAAACTGCTTTACAATGGTTATAAGTCAGCAAACAAGGCTGAAGAACTTGGTGCAGTCATTGGTGAAAACATCATCAAAATTGAAAAGGTTGAAATTGCCTACATAACACCACCACCACCATCTGCAAACATCAGTTTCAGTGGTGAAGATTATGACCTTTTTATCAAGACCATTGAAAGTCTGAAAGTCCTGCATGTCAGCAAAAAGCAATTGACCCTTGCTGATTATATGGCTGACTATTAAAAAAGAACAACCTGCCATGTGAACATGCAGGTTGACTACTAAAATGGTATAATACTTAAATTCCGAACAAACACAAAAGTAAAATTTAAAAACTGAATATGAAAATGGAACTGAAAGACATCCTGATGAAGCAGATTCAGGAAAGCAATGATGCACTTGCCAACCTTATCAGTGAAAAGGAAGATATTAAACATGCACGTTATCAAAAGGAATATCATACACTGCTTGATGCAGCATCAAAGGCAAGGATGAAAATTGACACTGAAATCCAATCCCAATTCAGGGAACAGGAAAACGACATCAGGAACAAACTATCAACCCTAAAAAGGAAACATGATGCCATTCTAATCAAGGAATCTGAAGATTTGTGGTTTCCATCAGGCACAAGGGTCACCATATGGGAAAAGGTAAGGTTTCAGAACATTTTTGAACAGGTTGCAACAGGTACAATTGTCGTTTTTGATGGTACACAAGCAGTTCAGGTAAGTGTAAATCAAATGAAGAACCTGAAACTGAAGGCAGGTGACATCATTGTCATCAAGGACCGGAAAGACGGCACAAAAGGACTGATGTTTGACCTTGTAAAATACAGGTGTTCATGGCAGGCAGGAATTTTCCTTGCAGAAGGTGAAACAATTGAAAACAACAAGCTTGATGAAATCAGGTTAAAACAACTTACAAAATCATGAAAAAACAAATGAACATGAATGCACTTGAATTGCTTGCTGAAGTAGTTCAAAACCGCAACTGGTATGCAGGTCTGGAAATAGACAGACGTTTGGCAGGTGAATATAAAAGGAACCTTGTCAAAGGAAAAGTGTCATATGGTAAAGCCTGCCAATTGCTTGAATCACTTGGTTTTTCCAAGGTGAAGGAAGAAACATGGAAAATTGGCATGATGCCTTAAATTATTAAACTGAAGTCATCCATTATGGCAAATCATAAGCAAAAAAAAATTGAAGATGGTTGGAAGTGTACAAGATGCAATGCATGGATAAAACCATCTTATTGTGTTTGGTTGGATTTTAGTCAGACAGATGGTAAATATTATTATGATTTGCCTGCCGGTCATGTTTCACAAGGTGGTTTCCCGTTTGGAAAGGATTGCGCCAAATTGCAAGTCATGGAAGACCAAACTGAAGTCATCCATTATGCAGGAATTGAAACCAATCCTTGATGGAACTGAAGATGATGGTCACGGCAAAACCAAATGACTTCCAATGGTTTTGAATAATCAGGATGATGTGATTCAGACCTTGCTTCACCACATATGCAGCAAGGTCTTTTTTTAATCAATCCCCGTTTAATATGGGAATGCAGGTAAGACCTTGCATTTTTCTTCATCTTCTGTTCAGGTGTCAGTTCAGCATATTTTGGACGGTTTAAACGCATATAAGCAGCATGACAGGCTTTACAATATCCCTGACCAAGCCTGCTTGCTTCAATCGGACTGCCACACTTACAATATTGAAACCTGAACATGACCTTAAAATAATGCAAGCAAGGATAAATTGCAACCTGAACAGGAACATTTTTTGATGACCTTCTTCCAATATCCTGTCATTTAATGCATTATAAAAAATAAGTCCAAGAAAATTTGGTCATGTCAATTTATTTGACTATATTGACCTTGAATCTTTTAAAACCAATAAAATGAAACAGTTTAACAAGGCTGAAGCAGAACAGCACATCAACAAACTGCTGAAGAAACACAACATTGAAGTGTATGGTTGGTCTTCCACTTCATCAGGCAGGGCAAAGGTTAAATCAAGGAAAGTCAAAATCCCCAAACCAACCAACATTGACAGGTTTGCCGTTTGCCTGCATGAAATCTTCCATGTCATCAGCAAGAAAGGAAGCAAGTCATTTGAAAAGGAATTTTATTGTGACATGTATGCACTTGACACCCTGAAGCAGATGAACCTGCCGGTTGACAGGTGGATTATCAGGATGCGTTGGCATGTCTTAAGCAGAATTGCCATGGCACACAACAGGGGTTTGAACCATGCAAACATCAACCAAGAAATCAGGCTTTTCTTTTCTGAAATTGACTTTGCAAAATGGATTGGAAAAAAAGTTTATGTTGGTCATAAATATTGGGAATCCAACAACCCTGATGACATTGAACTTTATCCCAACATGTCCTTCATCACCATCCAAGTCAAGCTTCAGGAAAAAGGATTCAAGGTTATCAAATCAACTTGTGATGACTCAACTTATGGAAATTATATTGTGTCAAAAATTCCGGCACCTGTCAAACATGGTGAAGAATTTGAAACCCTGCATGACATCATCAAAGCTTTTAAACTGTCATAATAAATTTTGACAGTCCAACCCTGAACCCTTACTTTTGCCTTTTCCTTTAAAATCTAAAATTAACCACATGCAACAAGAACTGTCCATCATCATTGAAGCAGATTCAAAACAGGAACTTTATGAAATCAAATCCAAACTGATTGAAGTCATCAATGGTCATGAATACCTTGACCAAAAATGCAAACTTGTCTTCTTCCATTCAGACCTTCAGAAAAATGCAGAACTTCAGGAATTGGAAGACAATTGGAACATGGGATTGATTGACCGGCAGACATATATGGACATGAAAAAAAAGTTTTCCTAACTTTGAAATAATAGGAAGCAGGCAGGTTTGAAACCCTTGCCCAAATCCTGAACATTGCCTTTTGTTGGTTAGGCAGGAAAGAAATCAACAAAAAAGTCATCCCTGTAAGATGACTTTTTTTATGCAATTAATTGATTAACAATACTTATAAAAGTTATCAACAAATGTTGCTGCACAAATTGTGTATTAAATTAGCTTTGTTTAAAACTAAACAATGGAAAAGGTTGAACAGGACAATTCGTCAAATAAACGTCTTATCAAAGGTGGCAAGGGTTTATTGAAAGGTGCAAAGGATGGTGTGCCTTTTACTTCCACCAATCAACCATCAGGTGAAATCAAATCTGCCGGTCAACAGAAAAGAAAATTTTCAAGGCAAATGCTGAAGGAAATGCTTGACATGCAATACAAGGCAAAGGCACCAATTAAAAAAGAATTGGTTGCTGCATTTGGTCCTGAAATTGAAGGCATGACCATTGGACAAATCATGGGATTGCGCCAAATGCAAAAGGCTGTCAATGCATGTGATTCAAATGCATTCACTGCTGTCTTAAATCAGGCACTTGGACAACCTAAACAAGAAACTGAAATCACTGAAAAGAAAATTGTGGTGTCAAGAAAATTAATATCAAGTGAAGGAAGTTGAAATTTGTGATGACATATATCTTGACTGCTTTCATCACCTGCTTGACTTAAATGATGACATTGACATTGAACTGATTTTTGGTGGCAGGGATTCAGGCAAATCAAAATTCCTTGCACAACTGTTCACAACTGCCTGCATGGAACTTGATTATTTTCGTGCCTTGCTTATTAAGCAGACATTTGAAAGCATCAAAGACACCCAGTGGCAACTTATCAAGGACAATGCAGAACAGTGGCAGGTTGACCACCTATTCAAGTTTTTCACATCACCACTTTCCATCAGGTGTGACAATGGCAACAGTTTTCATTGCAGGGGCATGGACAACCCTGCAAATATCCGGTCCTTTGCCAATCCTTCACATGCATGGATTGAAGAAGCAACACAAATCAGTGAAGATGGTTTTATCAATGTCTTGACAGGATTGCGGTCTGATTATGGCAGGGTGAAATTGTACTTCACTTTTAATCCTGAAGCAGATACACCTGACTTCACTGACTTCTGGCTTTATAAAATGTTTTACAAGAACCATGAACCTGATGTCAATTTTGTTGGAAGTATTAAATTAAAGTTCATTAATAATTTTGGACATGAACAGGAAGTGTCATTGAAATACAGGTCCACACATGTCACCTATCATCAGAATCCATTTGTTTCACCACAAAGGATTGCATTTCATGAAAGCCTGAAGGAAAACAACCCTTATTGGTACAGGGTTTTCACATTGGGTTTATGGGGTAACATCCTGAATGATTCACCATGGGCATTTGCCTTCAATAAAGCAAAACATGTCAGTGATGGTGCCATGATAAAACACCCAGTGTATGACAGGTCACATGAACTGTATCTTTCATGGGATTTTAACCGCAATCCAATGACATGTCTTGTCATCCAACATTATAATTCAACAGTGAAAGTCCTTGAATCAATCAGGGTGCCAAGGACCGGCATTGATGGTGTCACTGATGTCATCAAAGTAAAATATCCTTATGCACTTTACATCATTACAGGTGACTATAATGGCAACAACACATCATCATTGTTTGCAGAACATGTCACACATTACAAATTGATAAAGCATTTCCTGAAGCTTGCAGACAGTCAATTCAAGGTCAAACCAAATCCATTGCAGGCAAAAAATTCAACACATATAAACAATGTTTTATCATATTACAATGTGATTATTCATGGCACTGATGCAGCATCACTGGTCTTTGATTTGGAGAATGTCAGAAGACGTGCAAACGGCACCATCATGAAGACAGACCGTGACAACCCTGCACAACAGGCAGACAGTTTGGATTGCTTCAGATATTTTTGCAATGCCTTTCTTGATTGGTTTCAACCAATGCCTGCACCACCACCAAAGACATCTGTCACTTATGTTTCACCTGTTGCAGATGAAAACAAACCACTGCTTGAAAGTGACCTTAATGGATTGGTACAGTTTAATAATTATCATGCTTCAGATATTGAAGCAGGAAGGCAGGTGGTTTGCACACAAGAAGATTATCAAGGGTTTATGCGTAATGAACTGATTAAAAAGGTGAATGGATGGATTGCAGTTAGTGATTATATTCGTGCAAGATTTGCAATTGAAGAAATCAAAAGGCTTGATGGTTTGTTCATACCATCAACACTTGATGTTGCATAAGTCTTATTTTATTGGTTTTACGGGGATTGTTTCTACTATCCCCGTTTTTTATTTTTTATACAGTATCATATATTTACCACCATTCATCTGGCTGTCATGCTTTCAGCAGCAGCAAAACCGGCAGACTTCTTTTTAAATTCCCTTTCCTGATGGTGGAAGAACTTGCATTTGTTTTGCTGACATCATTTAAAATCATGTTTGTGTATGTTGCCATGAAGGAAGGCATGATTTTTCATTTTGTGCCAATCCTGATTGAACATCTTTTTGCTGCATTGTTACCTGCAAAAAATTGGGCATTGACATTTGCCTGTTATGCAAGGAAACCTTTATATGGTTGTGTCATCTGCATGTCTTCAATTTGGGGTGTTTTATTTTCATTAAACAGGTTTTCCTTCAGTGTGGAATACCTGTTTTTTTTATTTGCTGTTGGTGGTCTTAATTATTTATTTGATTCAATAATTGCAAAACAAAATGCTGATTGAAAAGAAAAATGAAATGCTTCAGGCAGGATGGATTTGTTCAAAGTGTGCATGTCCATCAGGCAGGGGTTTTGATTGTGTCCATCCACTGCACCAAGGTTTTCTTATATACTTAAGACCGGCAGTGGCAAAGCTTATGAAGAAAGGATTTTGCATTGAATCAATGCATCTTTATCAACTCAATGAAATACTTAAAAAACATGGTCTTTCAGAAATTAGTCAACCGGTTGACCCGAAAAAATAAATGGTCAAATGTTGATGCTGCAATCAAGTATGCCTTCACATGTGGTGGCATTGACTATTATCAATTTGAAGACTTCAACAACATGCCTGCATTGCGGGGATTGAAGACAATGGTTTTTTATGAAGAAATGAGAATGAAAGTGTCAATGGAATATTTAAAGGAACATGTGAAAGCAGTGGATGAACAGTTGTTGCAGCATAAGATAAATATTTACAACATCAAGAAGTTGAATGACCAATTGTTTCAAAGACTTGACATTGGAATTGACATGGACTTGGTGTTGAAAATATCATCCATTGTCTTCTTCACATCTGATGAAAATATAAAGGATTATGATTATGCATACAATGCAAAAAAAGTTGAACATTGGAAGAAGTATGGTGGTGCAGATTTTTTTTTGCAGCAGCCTTTGTTGGAATTGTTACCTGCTTTAAAAAATACGAAAGTCAATTTGGCGAATTATATAAAAGTTCAGGAAAAGTTAAATCAAATTCATTTGGATACTTTGTCACAACTGTTGCCACAAGAACAGACAATGAAATTGAAAGGCAAATCTTATTTATCGCTGGCAATGATGCAGCCAAAATCAAGGAAGTGATGGAACTGACAATCTGGAGATATTTATTTATCCTGAATGAAAAGATGAAGCAGCCTGTCAAGCAGTTTGAAAGGTCAAATGGTCAATCACAATTAAAAAAATAAATCATGCCGGTTGAAAATTTAGTTGTCAATATGAAGTTGGAAGCAACAGGACAACAGACGGTTGATGCAGTTGTTGACAAGATGGTTGAAGGACAGCAGGAAGTCAAGAATGAAGTCAAGCAGACCAATGATGCCTTCAAGGTTCAGGAAGGTGTCATTGACAGTGCAGGTGGTGCAATGGCAGAATATGCCGGAAAGGTGAAGGATGTTGGCAAGGCAACAACAGGTGCATTTGGTGCCAAGGCATTGAAGGATTTTGAAAAGGCAGGTGTGCAGGCTTTCAAGAATGTTGTCATTGGTGCATCAAAATCAGGTGCAGCCTTCAAAAGTGTTGGCAAGGATATCAAGGCAGGAATAGGTGATGCACTGAAGGCAGCAGGTGTCAGTGTGGATGACTTTAATCAGGCATTAAAGGAAGCAGGTGTCACTGCTGATGATTTTGCAGCATCAATTGTGCAGACTGCTTTTAATACTGAAGAAATAGTTGAAGCATTTGAAGCTGTTGACAGAACAGGCATGTCATTGAAGACAAGGCTGAAGGAATTGAAGGACCAATTGTCATTGATGGAAGATGCAGGATTGGAAGGAACAGCCATGTTTGAAACCATGGCAATTGAAGCTGGTTCCCTTGAAGACCAACTTGGTGACACTGCTGCAAGAATCAGAACATTGTCAAGTGATACACAAAATATTGATGCTGCTGTTGAAGGTGTGCAAGTGATGGCATCAGGTTTCCAAGTGGCAGCAGGTGCAGCAGCAGTTTTTGGTGCAGAAGATGAAAACCTTCAGAAAGTCATGGTGAAATTAAATGGCATCATGGCAATCACAACCGGCATTCAGCAATTGATGAATTTCCTGCATGGTCAATCATCATTAAGGTTGAAACTTGCTGCTGCTGATAATGCCTTATTTGCAATGTCAAACAGGGTGACAGCAGCAACATTGACAATGGTTGGTTCAGCAGCAACAGCAACATCAGTGACCTTTAAAGTTTTAAGGACAGTGATGATGACCCTTGGGATTGGGTTGATAATTGCTGCAATTGGTTTTCTTGTAGATATGATGATGACATGGTCAGATGAAACTGAAACTGCTGAAGATGCACAAGCAAGATTGGAAACACAAACACAAAAGACCAATGAAGCCATCAAGGACCAGACAGATGCATTGGATGATTTGAATGAAACCAATAAATTAAGGGCAAAGCTTGCAGGTGCATCTGAAGAACAACTTTTCAGGATTGAACAGAAAGGCATTCAGGACAGAATCAACATCAGGAATAAAGCAATCAATGATGCCATCAATTCAAAATCAAAAGAAATTATTGACACAACTGAACTGATTAAGGCAAATAATGCTGATTTGAATTTGCTTGAGAACAACAGGCTGAATCATCAGATTGATTTACAACAGGAAGCAGCAGATAAATCAAAAAAAATTGGTGAAGATGCTGCAAAGGATAAAGAAAAAAAGGCAAAGGAAGATGAAGAAAGGGAACAAAGGCAGGTTGATGCATTGGACACTATCAACAAGAATGCACTTCAGAAGCAGATTAATAATAATAAAGAAATATTATCTAATACAACTTTAAATCAGGAAGTAAGGAATAATGCAGAAAAGGACCATCAAATAAAACAGATTGAATTGGCAAATCTTGAAAAAGAAATTTTATTAAGAAATAAAGAATTGGGCGCAACTGAAATATTGTTGATTGAAGAAGAAACAAATCAAAAGATTGAAGATATCAACAAGGAACATGCAGCAAACATTTTAAAGATTTGGCAAGACAGTCAAAAAAATCAGGTTGATTTAAAAAAGGCACCTGACATTGTTGATGCCACTGATGAACAGTTGAAAAGTCAATTTGCATCAATGATGACAGTGACCACTGAAAATGCAGAAAAGGAAATCAAGACCATTGAAGACACTGAAAAAAAGAAAGCTGAAACAAGGAAGGCAGCAGCAGCAGCAACCATCAGTGCAGTCACAGAAGCAGCAAATGCATTATTTGAAGCAGGTGCAGAAAGACGGCAAAAAGAATTAGATGATGCACTTGCAAAAAATCAGGCTGCAATGGAAGGTGAATTGAATAATAAGAATTTGACAGAACAGCAGAAAGATGATATTGCAAAAAAGTATGCAGCAAAGGAAAGGTTGTTGAAGATTGCTGCATTCAATGATGACAAGAAAGCCAAAAGGACAGCAGCAATCATCAATGGATTGTTAGGTATTACAAATGCATTGGCAACTGCACCAACCATCATTGCAGGTGTCATCCTTGCAGCATCAGTTGCAGCAACAACAGCAATTGCAGTTGCTAAAATTCAGGCTGCACAACCAGGATTCAAAAAAGGTGGATATACCGGCAATAAAAGGAAGGATGAAGTGGCAGGTTTTGTCCATGGACAGGAATATGTTGCACATGCTGAAGCATATAAAAGATATAAACCGGCACTTGAAGCAATGAATGATTTGAAGTTTGAAGACTACATCAAAAGGATTGCACCTGTCTATTCAATGCCGCAAATGGTTGCACTTCCTGAAACTATTAATGGACAACCCTTGTTTAATATAGATTATGACAGGATTGGAATTGCAGTGGCAAAGCATTCAGACAGCAAACCAAGGATGATAATGAATGCAGATGCAAATGGACTGTCCATCTTCATGCAGGAAAAGAACAACATCACCAAGATTCAAAATAAAAGGTACAGTCTTTAAATAATAGTTGTTTATTATGGATTGGAAATTCACACTGATAAACAGGTTTGATGAACCAACTGAAATTGATGAACCTGTTGGTTGGGATGCATGTGAAATCATTGTCAAACGTGACCTTGATAAGCATGGAATTGTTTTTGATTATACAGGCAATGACTTCACCTATTATGGACCGGCAATGCATCTGATTCAGGCTGAATATGAATTGTTTGGTGTGCAGGGTAAGATGAAGTTAAAGATTGAATTGAATTGTGGTGGTGGTGTCATGGAAGAACTGTATCAAGGAAACCTTCTTTTTGGTCAATACAAGTTTACTTGTGCAGATACATGTTTTGTAAAAATCCCAGTGGAAACAACAGGTGATGTCATGGCATTCACCAATCGTTATGACCAAAAGGTGAACCTGCTGACAACCACTTCCTTTGATGAATTGACAGCACTTCCTGCTTATGATAAGTTAGGAATGGAAATGACCTTGCCAAGTAAAGGAATCTTTATACAGGACCATGCAATCAATGAAACATGGAATGGAACCACCATGGAAGGCATTGCAACAACCAACATGGAAGATGATGCAAGTGAATATGGCATGATAAGCATTGGCATGAATAAAATATTGGCTGCTGAATTAGGTGGATTTTCATTTGAATCATCACCAATATATGATTTTGCAGCAGATGGTGATGGATGGCATGTCACGGACCCGATTCATGAAGTTGCATTGAAAATCACAACCGGCACAAGTGACAATTATTTGTGGTTTCCAACCCTGCCACCTGTCCTGAACTATTCTGAAACAATGCCAAATTTTGGACAGGTGAACAATCCTGTTGATATATCATACAGGATAAAAGGCAGGATTTTTTGCCGTGATTCAGTTGGATTGGACAACATCAAGCTTGTTTTTGCAAGGTTGCCACAAGGTCTTGCAGGTGAAGTCAATGCTGATTATGAATACATAATAGGACAGGACATATTTTTTTCCGGCACATCAACCACAACAGGGAATCTTGGAAGTGGTGCCATGAATGAAAATGATGTTCAGGAATTTGATTTGTCCTTTACTGAAACAAGGGTTTTGCAGGAAGGTGACCGGTTTTATTTATGTATTTGCCTATTTCATAAAAGAACTGAAGCACAAGCAGATGGTGACAACCCAGGACTTGAAATTGTTTTTGATACTGAATCATTTTTCAAGGCATCAACAATCAGCATCACAGACGCAACAGCAGCAAAAGTTTTCATGGTCAATGAAACATTAAGCAGGATATCAGAAGCCATCAGTGAAGACCGTTTAAGGGTTTACAGTGATTATTTTGGAAGGACAGACAGTCAGCCATATACAGCAGCAGCAGATGGATGTGGTGCATTGGAAGTTATTACAAAAGGTTTGTTCATAAGACGTGCAGAAAACAGGATTGAAGGTGAACCATTTTTGATGACCTTAAGCATGAAGGATTGTTTTGAAGGATTGGACCCGATTCATCACATTGGTTTCGGCATTGAAGGTGACCCTTACAGAACAGGATTCAAGATGGTAAGAATTGAACCATGGAAATATTTCTATAAAGAAGACATCATCCTTGATTGCAGTGCAGTCAGGCAGATTGACAGAAAGTGCATGGAATCTGAAGTGTATGGAACTTTCAAGTTTGGTTTTGAAAAGTGGGAAGCAGAAGAATATAATGGTCTTGATGAATTTTTGACCAAAAGGACATACAGGACCACATTGTCTGAAGTCAAAAATGAATTGACCAAAATCAGCAAATTCATTGCAAGTGGTTATGCATGGGAAATCACAAGACGGAAAAATGATGCTGACAGCAAGGACTGGAGATTTGACAATGACAATTTCATTGCATGTGTTAAACGTGATACAAGGGAATATTCAGTTGAATTGTCAGGTCACTTCACACCAATTGCATTTGTATCAACAACTGAACCTGTTGGTGTTGTTGTTGGTGATGTGGTGACCATTACAGGAAGCACTTTCAATGATGGCACTTATACCATCCTTGCCATCACTGAAATCTTCATCATTGGTGGTTGGAGAATTTACCTTGAAGAACCAACTGTCACTGAAGCAGGTGCCACCATTACAATGTCAAGGGAAAACCCAGGATTCATGATTGAACAAGGCAATGCAAGTGAATCTGAAAATGTTATCAGTCCTGAAACTGCATACAATTTAAGGTTGTCACCTGTAAGGAATGCAATGCGCTGGATGAATAAGGTTTTTGCATCATATAAAAACTGGGATTATACCAACAAGATTCTTTTCACTGAAGGTGATGGTAATTATTTAGCACAAACAAAATTGGTTTATGAATCGGGTTGTGAATTGGAAGCAGTGCCAATCAAGGAAAACATGCCAATTGATTATACCTTGTTTTTTGATTTTGCTGACTTATATCCATTAATGCAGGCAGAAAGGATTGAATTTGATTATCCAATGTCATTGTATGACTTCAGGAACATCATGTCAAACCCTTATGGATTGATTCAATTTAATAATACTTGTGGAACTGATGCAGGATGGATTGAAACAATCAGCTACAAGCCAGAAGAAGGACTTGCAAAATTTATATTGATTCCAAAATACATTGTAATATGATAACATTATCAAGTCCAAGATTGTCATTTATACAATTCAAGGTAAGTGAAGGATTGCCACCATCAGGAATAATTTTGCCGATTGTGCAGGCTGGTGATTTATATTTTCAGGTATTACTGACTGCTGAAAGTAGTGGTGAAGCAGACACCATTGATGACAGCACAATCAACTTCAGTATTTACAGTCCTGATGGAACCTTATTGCATGATTATGCAGTTGGAGTTGATAACACATTTTATTTTTATCGAATAAATGAATTGCAGGTTCTTGCACATTGGCATAATGGATTCCCAGGATTGCTTTTTTTCGTACCTAATTACACATGCTTTAATATCCTTTTGACAATTTCAGGTGGTGATGCTTATGCAAGCAATTTTTTAAAATACATTTCAAATGGTTATAATTACACCACCTTGATTGAATATGCATGTGATGAAAATTCATATGGTTTCATTTATTGTGCCGGTTTTGCACACAACAGAATCAGGTTGCCAATGTACCTGTTAAAACCACAATTTATTGATGAAGAAGAAGTCTATTTTAAATCAGATGGAAGCATCAAGATATTAAAATCAGTTACCCGTAAATTATATGAAGGCAGTGTTGACCATGTGGATGAAGCAACACATGAAAAAATAAAGGTTGCATTGTCACATGATTATGTTGTGATGGACATACATGATGAAAATGGTCTTTCAATGATTGCTGGTGAATTTAGGAAGTCAGGTCAATATGAAATTGAATGGACTGACAGACCAGGTTATTCAACAACTGCACCTGCAAAATTCAAGGCACATCTGACACCTTATCTTGTAAGGAATGATAATTGTGAAGTATGTGAAGCTGCACCACCACCTGCATTCAATTTATATTGGACTTTTGAAGAACTTGATGGTCAGGAAGGTTATTTGCAGGTGATTCAGGATGGAAGCACAAATATTGTCTTCACATTTGTGACATTGGCATCATCACTTAACGTTCCAATTGGTGCAGTTCTTTTTGTTGCTTGTGGTGCAGATAGTGGAACACCAAATACATTTTTGCAAATTGTGAAAGATGGTTTCATCATTTATTCATCAGACAATCCATCAGCAACACCAAACAATTTTGAATTTACCATTGAAGCAGGTTCAACTTATAGCATCATTTCAAATGTCCATGCTGCACCACCTGTTTTGCAATGGTTGGTGGACAATGATGATGCAACAGGTGACAATGTTGGCAGGTTAATCATCACTGTCAATGGTGTGGAACAGGTCAATGAGAATGCAACAGGTGTTGGTTCAATTACACCACCAATTGGTTCAGCAGTTGTCATCACTTTTTATGATGATTTGGCATCTGCTGCTGATGAAATTTCATTGACCGTGAATGATGATTTGTTGGGTGAATTGTACAATGTTTCAGGTGATGGTTCAACACCACTGTCATATTCATACACTGCAACAGGACAAGTCCTTGTTGCATTTGGACGTGCATATGCAGCAGCAGCATGCACACCTGTTGCAGTGGTTGGTACACTTGATGCAATGCCAAATGCAATTGCAGGTCAACCATATTTTTATTCATTTGCAATCAACAGTGATGCAACACCAACTGTCAATTTATATCCATCAAGCAAACCATCATGGATGACAATTGCCAAGGTTGGAAATGAAATTCATTTTACTGGAATACCATCAACCATTGCAGAAAATGTTGATGTGATGGTTGCAGTTGTGAATTGTGATGGTGCAGGTTCAATTGAATTTGTTGACATGATAAATATTGTATGGCCAGAACTAACAATCACTGCATTGTATTTTGACACTTCATTCAGTGCTGCATTAAACGTTCCAATTGATGTTGATATAAATATAATCAACACTTTTTCAACCTGCTTTGACACTTGTGGTGGCAGTTCAATTGGTTCAATGCAACATGTTCCTGTTGTAACAATACCGGCAGGCAGTTTAGGCATCACATATGATTCATTAAGCAATACAGGCACCAATGGTCCACATCAAAGGGTTGATAATGCCATCAATATAAATGGAACACCATACAACAATGGTGCAACAGTGGCAACAGGTGGAATCAGTGTTGTTTTGCATCTTCAACAATGTACATAAAATGAAAAAAGGAATTTTAATCATTGCATGTGGTCATCAATATTATGGAAAGATGGCAGCAGCATTGGCAGCATCAATCAGGTTGAAAAGTGACATTGCAATCCATCTTGCATATGCAGGTAATGCATTGACACTTTTAAAGGATAATGAATTGAATGTTGTGGTTGAAATTATCACCTGATGAACTGATGAATGAACTGTCTGCACATGATATCACCTTTCCAAATCATGGTGTGAATGAAACCATGTGGGCAAAAAGTGGTGAAATAAAAGCAGCATATGGTGAAGGAAAATATTATTCCATCCATTCTGAATTGATATACTTCAAAAAAAATGATAAGGTGAAAAGGTGGTTTGATACTGCAAAAGAAGTGTATGATAATTTGAAGGTGTCACACAAGGTCTTTGCAGGTGCCATCCCTGATGAACTGCCATTTTCCATTGCAGGTGCCTTAACTGAAACTTATCCACATGAAGACAATTATAAACCTGTTTACTGGGGTCACATTGAAAAGAAACACAAACAGATTTATCAGATTGCCACTGAATATTGGGCATTTTCCATGGGCGGCAATGTAAACACAAATAAGGAAAAAATCATTTATGATATCTTGTCAGAAATGACATACAAAAAATTGGGTTTGCAAGGTTTCCACAAGTGGACAGAAAAAAGAAATTTTTTAAAAGAAAGGAAAAACGTTTGAATCATGCCAACAATTATTAATCCTGCTGATTTAAAAGCAAGGTTTTCCGGTTTTAAGCTTTCCATTGTTTATCAGGAAGCAGTGGAACTATATACACAACTTAAGGTTCATGCTGAAGGTTTGGTGCCAATAAAACTGATAAAGACGCAAAGACCAAATGAATCTGATGCTGTTCAGAAATACCGTGAAAGTATTTATGAAAGTGAAACACAAAACCCAATTGAAAAGGTGATTGGTGTGCTTGAAAAGATAAGACGGTCACCTGATTGGATGATGCAGTTCAGTGATGCAATCCCAAAAATCATCAATGAAGATGAAACCCTTGAAATATATCTTACAAAACGTTATCCTGTTTATGGTGACATTGAATACTGGCTTTTTGAAGAAGTGTTAAGAACCTTATCATTGGATGCAAATGCAGTCATTGCTGTCCTGCCAAAAGATTTTGTTGCTGCTGCTGGAACAGAATATTGGCAACCAATCGGTCAAGTTTTCAATTCACCAAATGTCCTTGAATTTGTTCCTGAAGATTATGCCATCCTGAAAAGTGATGAACTTTCATCACTGCTTTCACCTGAAAGGCAAGTGCAAATCATGTACAATCAACAGGCATTGCAAACCATCACTGCACCAACATACACTTTTGCAAAAGGTCAAGTGTATTATTTAATTACAACATCATCATATCAGAAGTGGGAAGAAAATGAAGAAGGAAAATATTTGCTGACATCAAGCATTGTTCACAATTTGGGAAAACTGCCGGTCTTCCAAGTCCCAGGAAAATTTGTTGCAAGGAAAGGATTGCACACCCTGAAGAAAACACCACTGTTCCCAATGGTGCCACATCTTAACAAAGCTGCACGGGAATCAAATGATTTGGATGCAGGTGTCATCATGCATTTGTATTTGGAAAAATGGAGAATCAACAACATCCCTTGCAATGATTGCCATGGAACAGGATATGTCACATCTTCATCAGGTGCAGTGCCTTGTTCAATATGTCATGGCACTGGTTATGCCACTGGGAAAAGTCCTTTCAATGAAATCCTGATAAAACCATCAGCCATTGGTGAAGGCAACATCCCAACACCACCTGTTGGATATGTTGACAAGAATCCTGAAATCCTGAAGGTCCAAAATGAAAGGATTCAGCAACATCTTTATAAAGCATTGTCTGCTGTCAATATGGAACACCTTGCTGAAGCAGGGATGAACCAATCAGGAACAGCCAAGGCATATGACAGGGATGAAGTAAACAATGTCATTTATACCTTTGCAGGCATGTTGGTCAATGTGGCAAATGCAACAGTATATTTCATCAATGAATTGAGATATAAAGGCATTGTTCCCAATGATGAACAAAGGCATGATATGTTGCCAATCATCCCTGTTCCTGAAAAATATGATGTTGTATCAACTTCATACTTGTTTCAGGAATACCAGACAGCAAAAACAGCAGGCATCAATGCCATCATACTGACTGAAATGCAAAAAGAAATAGGTGCAAAAAAGTTTTATGCAAACCCTGATGTTGCTGACTTCATAAACACTGTCATGAACCTTGACCCGTTCCCTGACAAGACCACTGAAGAAAAAGGACAGATTGAATCACAAGGATTGGCAAAAAAAGAAGATGTGGTCCTGTCACTTTATATCAATGATTTTGTCAGACGTGCCATGGAAGAAGACCCTGATTTTGCCAAGAAGACTGACATTCAGAAAAGGGAAATCCTTGAAGGTTATGCTTCAGAAAAGGTGGAAGAATTGGATTCAGCCAATGAAATATCTGAAGATATCATTGATGATGAAATTCCACCTGCACCTGCTGCTGCACAACCACCTGCTGCTGCAATTCCTGATGGTCTTCCTGCACCTGCACCACCTGCTGCTGAACCTGCACCTGTTCCACCAAAAACAGGACCGGCAAAGGCACCTGCAAAGGCTGCTGCACCTGTCAATCCTAAACCTTAAGCCATGGCACTGACTTTTGATGAAATATTGATTGCAATTCAGGAAGCAGTTGACCGATTGGGCAAGGTAGCTGCTGACAAACAGAATCCTTTATTCAGGGAAGTGATGACCATGCTGAAGCAGTTGGAAACAAAAGGTGACACCATCCTGAATAATGTAAACAACCTGAAATTAATAAACAATCTTAAGGCTAAAATTGAAAGGATTGTCATTGATAAAAAATATAAGGCAGAACTGAAGACCTTTGCCAAGGCATTTGAACAAATTGGTAATATGCAAAACCAATATTTTGCAACCTTCAACACCAAGTTCAAACCAAAGGCAGTCATGAATGTCCTGAAGAAAGATGCCATCAAAACAACCCTTACAAACTTAACTGAAGCAGGTCTTCAGGCAGGTGTCACTGATGGTTTAAGAAGGATATTGTTGACCAATGTCACAAGTGGTGGCAGTTATGCAGCATTGACAGACCAATTAAGAAACCACTTAACAAACAATGCAACTGGTGAAGGTGCCTTGGAACGTTATGTGAAGACATATGCAACCACTGCAATCAATCAGTTCAGTGCAGAATACAATAAAAAAATATCATCAGATTTGGGTTTAAAATGGTACATGTACACAGGAAGCCTTATCACAACATCCCGTGATTTTTGCATTCATGCAACTGAGAAGACGTATATGCATGAAAGTGAATTTCCAACCTTATTGAAAGGCAATATTGATGGACAGCAGGTCCACCTGAATAAGAAGACAGGACTTCCAGACGGCATGATGGAAGGCACCACACCTGACAACTTTCCAAGAAGAAGGGGTGGATGGAATTGCAGACATCAGTTGATTGCAGTGGATGATTTAATTGTTCCAAAAAATGTGAAGGACAGGGTTTATTCAACAAGGGAATTTCAAACATGGTCATTGCAGAACAATGTGCCGGTTGAAAACATGCCATAAAAAAACCGGCATCAAGTGCCGGTCAATCCTTTTTCTTTTCTTACAATGTCAATCCTTTTCATCAGGGTTTTGAACCAATTTTGAACAAGCATTTTATCATGTCCTGCACGTCTGACCCTGTCAAACATCCAACCAAGATTGGTCAGTTCATCAACTGTCCAATTTCTTATTTCTTCAACTGATGGTGCCTTGTATTTTGAAGGTTTACTTATCATTTTATTCACCTGTTTTTATTGATTTTACAATTGCCCTTGCCATCTTTTCAATTGTTGGATAAATAATCATCTTACCTGAAGCAGTCAGTTTCATCATCACTTGTCCTTTACTATAAGACCAACCTGCAACTTCATTTGAATATTTTGCACCATTGTTAAGACTTTCAATAACTTCTTTAATTTCTGCCTGACTGATTGAACATTTCATGATTGATTGTGTTTTATAAGACACAAAAATAATGGTTTCTTTTTACTGTCCAAATAAATCTTGACAGATTGACAAAAAAAAACCGGCATTCCTGCCGGTCATTAAACAATGGTTGTTTATTATTCATCATCAACCACCTTGAACAGTGGTTGATTTTTGTTTGAAATTTCATACACATAAACACCTGCCGGAAAATCTTCAGTTGATGTGGTCACAACTTTTGCAATCAAATCAAGTCCTTCATGCTTGAAAGGTTTGTTGATGATGGTTTGACGTGAATTGATTTTCAATAATTCAGCTAACTTTTTTCTGTTGATTGTTTTCATTTTTTTGGTTTTAAGTGGACCGGCACTTTCTGCCGGTCCTGTTTTTTTATTGATATTTCAAATCTTTTATTGATTCAGCTTCATACTTTTTTAAAACAGTGAAGGCTTTATCAAAGGTCTTGAAAGGTGTTCCTTCCCAACTGTTATATCCTTTTGTCGTTTGGAATCCCCAAAAACCATTGTCATCTTGTTCAATGGTAGCAATTTCATTCAATGAAGCTTCAAGTTCAATCCTGATGGTGGTGGTTAAAAATTTCATTTTATTGGTTTTAATTTTTGGTTTTAAGTGGACCGGCATTCCTGCCGGTCCTGTTTTTTTAAACAATTGGAATCCATAATTTTTTATCAAGATACTTTTGAACTGAAGTCAATGCTTCCCGATATTCCTGACCACCTTCTTTTTTAGTTACAAATAAACTTTTATCTGTAATCCTTACAACAATATCAATTCCTGATGCTTGACCATTACCATAAAAAGTTTCAAATTTCTGTCCAACCTTAACTTCAGTGCTTTTCATATATTTTTTGTTTTGTTCCACAAAACAAAGCCTTTTTTCAATACAGTCCAAATTTATTTTGACAATTTGGAAAGTTTTTTTTCAGTGCCGGTCAAAACAGGACCAATCCATCAGCCTGTTCCAAATACCTTTTCCTTCAAATCTTTCCATTCCCTTATAATACGGTAATACACTTCTGGTCTTTTCAGGACCAATCCATCATTAAATTCCAATCTGATTTGTTCTTCCTTAACAATCCTGCTGATGTCTGATGGCAGGTTCCTTAGCATGCTTGAACAGGCTTTATTATGTTGATTGTTAGATTCTTGCATAAATTCAGAATTAAGGTTTGTTTCAAATGTTGCAAATGTAGCATCATTCACAAGGCACTTCCAACTTATTCTTGACACTTTTGTTTCAGCATAAAGATTATAATACTAAAAAGGAAGATTTATGGCAAAGGTCTTGGTTGTCACTGATTATGGTGGTTGGCTGCACATTGTGCCGGTCAACAATAAGAATTGGCATTTGGAAAGGAACAAGGTCATCAAGGACAAGCAATACAGGCTGAAGGAAATGGAAGAAGAAGAAGCAAATAAGTTTTATGATGATAACAATGGTGCCGACCCGTCATTTGTTTCACCTAAAAAAGCAAATCAAATGATTGCTTCCAAGGATGATGAAATCAAACAGTTGAAGGAACAGCTTGCAATGACCAATGGTGTCAGTGGACAAAAAAAGTCAGGTCATGTCATAAAGGAATCACCACTTGAAGCCAATGGTGATGCAGGACCGGCAGTAAAAGCCAATCAATTAAAAGGCAGTATTATAAATCAATAAAGTTTTTGGTGATTCTCATTTATATGGTTGAAGTATTACATTATCAATGGTCTGATGTTTCCACATTGGACCTTCAATAAAAAATAATTTTTGTTATGCCTGCACAATTTGGAAACCTGATAAAAAGTCTTGCAACAAAGGCAGGGTTGAAATCTGATGATGACACCATTAAAAAGATTTTGGCAATTGCTGATGTTTCCACATTGGAAATTCCTGATGAATTTAATCAGGCACTTGAAACCAACCTTTTGACAGAACAATCTGCTGCTGCAAATACCAATGTCAGAAGCAGACTGTTTGCTGAAGCTTTAAATGGTGTTGATGTTGAACTTGAAAAATTTATTCCTGATTATGAATTTGATGATACATTCAAGAATGAATGGAAAGCCAACAAAAACACCAATGACAAGATAAGAAGGCTGCAATCACAACTGAAGACACAAGTTGATAAAATAAAGGAAGCAGCAAAAACAGGAAAGCATGATGCAAATGCTGAAGCACAAGTGTCTGCTTTAAAAGGACAAATCACAGACTTAAACAAACAGCAGGAAAATTTGAAACTGCTGCATCAGACTGAATTGGATAATTTAAAAAATCAAAGTTTAGTTGACAAAAAAAATTATCTGCTTCAGACCAAGCTTGCAGGAAAGCCATTGCCCAAAAACGGTCTGGCACCTGAAATCAATATCTTAACGGCAAAGACCTTGCTTGAACAAGACCTTGCAAAAAACAATTTGACCATTTCATTTGATGCCAATGGTCAAGCAATCTTGAAACAAAGGAAAGACGGCAGTGAAATTGACTTTTTTGTTGATAATAAACTGGTGACTTTTGATGGTTTCATTGATGGTGTATTAGCACAAAACAAATTCGTTCAAATTAATGATTCGCAATCCCAACAAGGACCGAATAAAACGAACTTTCAGCAACCACCACCATCAACACAACATCCATCAAATGCTTCAGTTGTTGCAGATATAGATGCACAACTTATTGAATTAGGTGTGCAGGTGTGAAGGTGTAAAGTGTTTGCAAAAATGCTTTTTTTAAAAACACCTTATTGTTATGCCAAACGGTTTTGTCGCTGGTTTAGTTCTTACCAGCAAGCAAGTTTTTCAGGGTGCAAATCCATCTGAAAAAATTACACCACCAGGTTATCTAAAATATTTATTGTCAAACGGGATGCCCAATGTCATCAGCAATGGCATTGCAGATGGTTCCGGTCATATTCGTGATGTAATAATCAAATACAGACCAAGGACAATCCCAGGGATGTCACATACTGAAGATGATTGTTCAGTGCAGGCATCACCTGTTTACAAGGAAATGTCAATTCCTGCATTGATGTTCAGGAAGTATGGTGTTTTCATTGATTATGCAACTATTTCACGTTATGAAAAGGAAGCATCTGTCACAGTGATGGCAGGAAGACCGGCACCACCACAAGGAATCCTGATGGAAATTTATAATGCAGTTGTTGAAAGTGCAAATGGTTTGTTTGCTGACATCAACAATGATTTGCTGACATTACAAGCAGCAGCATTTGGTAAAAACCAAACAACCGGCAACAACACTGCAAAGACCATCAACTTTCCATTATCCACTGCAACCAATCCACTGACACAAGGATTGACCATGCTTGCAACAGATGTGATGGCAAATGAAATCAAACCACTTAATTACACCATTGTTGGTGATGGTTTGATAAATGCTGCTTATACGCAAATGCGTTATAATACGCAAAACACCACACAACAAAATTATCCTTCAACTGTTCCAAACTTTTTTTATGACCCTTACACAACAGTAAAGTTTGGTGCAAATCAATTTGGTGTCTTTGAAAAAGATGCTGTTCAATTGGTGAACATCAACAAGTTTGCAGGGTTTGTTGGTGGTGATAAAATGTCCACATTCTTATTCACCATGAAGCTTCCTGTTGTTGACAGTGCAGGTGACACAACACTTCAGGCATTCACCTTTGATGCACAATTGCGGCATATTGATTGCCCAACAGAAATTGCCATTGGCACTGATGCTGGTGGATATCCTGCACTGCAATCAGTTGGGCGTGGTTGGGTGTTGGATTTGATGGCAAATTATACACAAGTAAACATTGCAAATGATGCATACTTGGATGCAGACAGGTTGACCGGCAATAACGGCACTTTGCGTTATACTGCAACCAATGCATAAAAACTTTTTTTAATGGATTGTTTTCTTAATTATATCGGAATTTTTGCACCAGGTGTCAGTGTTCCACCTGCACCACCAACACCTGCTGCCTTTTCCGGTCTTTATATCAATAAAGATTTACCAATTTCTATTCAGGAAATTGATGCATTTGCAGATGCAGAACAGGAAACATTGTGGACTGTCTGGGATGAAGTGCAAAAACGTGGAATCAAAAAGTTTGTGAATAAAGTGCAGGCATCTTACCGTGAATTATTTGGAACATGTTTCATTGACAGTGATTGGTTTTGTGATAATAAGGAAGCACTTGCATTGCCTTTGCTTTATTTTTTAGGAATGGAATTGATGATTGAAAAAATTTATACAACAAGAATAAACAGATATACAAGGGCATTTGATTCAGCAAGGGCCAGAGAAATGCGGGAAGAATTTACAAATGAATTTTACAATCACCTGAAGGATTCACTGATGAACATTGGACAGACTGAAGATAAAGGTTGTGCTGCTGATGGCATCTTCATTTATTATGAATCAACACCATGAACATTGAAGTCACATCCAATTTGACTGAAGTAAGTGACAGGATAAAAAAGCACTTTCAGGACATTGCAAATGTTGATATAGTTGCAAGGTTGATTGCAACAACAATTCTTGGAATGATGAAAGTCAGGATTCACAAGAATGGACTTGCTTCAGATGGTGCAAGGATTGGAACATATTCAAAAGGTTATATGAAAGTTAGGACAGGTGATTTTGGCAACAGTGCAAGGGTCAGCAGGGGTCCAAATAAAGGCAAGGCAAAAAATGCAGGCACCTTCACTGAAAGGACAATCAAATTGAACAAGCAGACAGGAACATTTTCAGGTGAAGAAAAGGTTGGAAAGGAAAGACCAAAATACAACAGGACCAATGACCCGAAAGTGATTATTTCTTTAACATCTGCATTGGAAAATGATGAACATGTCATCCATCTTGGTTTGGGCAATTATGGAATAGGTTTTTTAAACAATGACAACTTCAAGAAATCACAATGGGTTGAAGAAACATATGCAAAAAGGATTTTTGGAACAAGTCAGGCTGAAAGGGATGCAATTGATGGATTAATTCAAAAACACATACAAGATGCCTTTTCTTGAAAACATAGTTGAATCAATCAACAGCAAAATAAAGGATGGACCCTTGAAATGTTTTCCTGCAAATAAAGTGATGACTTATGGAATCACTGAATCAATCCTTGATGCATCAAATCAGGAAGGTCAAAGACCTATAAGATATCCAATAACGGTTGATGATAAAGGTGAAGGAAGGCAGGTGGCAGTGAATGACCTTTTTGATATCACCATTTATCACAAGCTTGAATCAATCACAACAACACTTGACCCAAGGAAAGGATTTGGTGACAGTCATGGAACCTTTTTTGAAATTGCAAATCTTGCAATGATGGTTCTTGCCTTCAGGGATAAAACAGGCAAAACTGCATCATGGTTGGAAATGGCAATCAAGGACAGTATGCCAAATATTTATAGACTTGTTGACAAGCAGGACAGGAAGTTGCAGGATTCTTTTTTGCAACCAACACAATCAAATTTTGATAAACCTTCATTGTTGTCAAGGGAGTATTCAGATGTTGTTTTGAATTATCCAAGTTTGGTTGTTTTTGAAATCAGATACAGGATTGAAAGCAATTATCAACAAGGTTGTTTTCATTGCAATTGTGCTTAAAAAAAATTATTTAACATTAAAATTTTTCATTATGCCTTATGATAGTTATTATGGCAATTGTGATGAAACAATTGACCCGCATTTTTGCCGTGTTTGTGATGACAAAACTGAAAAAGGACGTATCAGAAGGGGTGGATGGTTGAAAAGTTCATCATATGCTTCAGTGATGGCAAATCCAATTGACCCTGCTGTTTGGGCTGCTGCACTTGCTGCTGGTGAATTTATTGCCTTGCCTGAATTGTCAGGAACCTTTGACGGTGGTGCGCCAAAATATACTGCCGGATATGGTGATGTAAAAGAAAAGTATGATGGCAGTGATTTTACTGCAACAATCAAAGACCCGTTATACACTGAAAATTGGCAGCATTACAATTCAATTGTTGGAAAAAGCAATTGGCACCTTGTTTATTGCACTGAATCACAAACACATGTTTCAGGAAAACCGGTCACAGTTGCACCAAAAAATCCAATCACGGAAAATGTGGATGATGATGTCATCTGGGAATCTGAAGTGAAGTGGTTTGAATGGTTCACACCTGCACCACATGCAGTGCCACAAGAAGTCTTTGCATGTGAACCACCTGAAGAAGAAGAACCTGCATTGATGGTCCGTGAAAGTGAATTGACTGAAAGCTGATATTGGGTTGGTTAAGTAGTGGCAGGCAGAAATGTCTGCCTTTTTAAATATTAATTAATTTTAATTTAATGCCATGCAATTAATCACTTTTATCTGCATCATGATGGTTTTTGTTTTCAATGTCATGCAGAAGCTTTATGAATGGGCGCAAAATCCAAACATTAAGACACTGATGATTTTTGAAATACTGAAGGCACTTGCAGGAATCATTGGGTTTGGTTTACTGATTTTTAAAATACTAACATGAAGCTGAAAATCACTTTCAAAGTGCCGGAAAATTGCAAGGCATCTGCTGACATTTATAGTGCTGATAATATCAAGCTTCAAAACTTATGGAATCAAAGGTTGGTATATACGGGAAGGACATACACTGAATGGCTTGATACAGACCTTCCTGTTGGCAGTGCATACAAGCTTGTGTTGACCACCAACAACATGAAAACGGTCTGGGAAGGTGTCATTGGAAACACTTCACTGAAGCAATCAGGACCAACCATTTTCTGGAACATGCAGCAGGCACAAGATTTGGATGCAGGTGTTGATTCTTATTTTTATTGCACTGGCTACAATGAAGGCAAGACTTCCTGTTTCAGAATGCTTAAAACAAATACAGGTGAATCAAAACCTATCTACCCAAAAAGGGGCATGAATGGTCTGCATGTGGTGGTTAAAGATGGAATTGTTTATTGGTGTGGCACTGATGGTGGAAGGTGGAAATCATATGCTGATGAATTTATTGAAAGGTGGATTGATAAGAAAATGACACTGGCAGCAGCATGTGAAGGAATGGGAGAAGCAACATATGACAAAGTTAAAAAAGGTTTATATGCAGTTGTTGGTGCAGGTGATTTGTTTGCAGGTTATAGAAAACCGGAATATAACAAAGCAGGTTTCACACAATGGTTTTCCACATATTGTGTAAAGGATATTTGGTGCAGGACCATGGCAGGCATTTGGGCAAGTAAGGAATCAGACAACAGTCAGGTGAATTTCTTATTTGGCAAGGCATATCAGCCTTCATTGGGCATGAATTATCCATCAATGATAATATATGAAGGTGACCTTGCAGACGTGACAGGATTGGCTGTCAGTGACCATTGCATATATGCTTCATTTGGTGGTTTGGCATGGGGCATGCAAAGTGCTGATTTAATCAGGGTTTATAATAAGCAAGGTCAACTTATTAATGAAGTCAGTGCAGTGGCACCAAAAAAAATGATTGTGGTTGATGACTTCCTTTATTACTGTTCAAAAAAATCAATTATTCGTGCAAAGATTGCTGAAGATGGAACCATTGAAAATGATGCTTCATGGTCAATGGATTTGGATTGGACCATGCTTGATGTTTCATTTGATAAATTGACCGGCACCATTTCAACAGCTTCTTCAGATGGTTTAATCAGGTATTATGACCGTGAATTGAATTTGAAATCCAACAAAGGCAATCCTATAAATTACTGGGACAATCCAAAAGTTTTTGATGACAAATTTTACTGGGAAGATTGGCGTTTGCAATATGAAGCTTTCCTTGCCACTGACATCAATGGACTTCAATTGATTGGTGATGGTGGCAATCAAAGGATTCAGATTTTTGACCGGTCATTTGCTTTTCAAAAAAGCATTGGGTGGTTGTCCACTTCTTATCATGTTGGAGTGGTTGACAACAGGATTTTTTCTGAATACCTTGAATTTGAACGTGACCTTGCATCACCAACATCATTGAAATGGAAGTTGGTTAATAACTGGGGTTATAATGTCACTTATGACTGGGACAACATGTATGTGAAATTGGACATGCCATTTGTGCTTGGTGGAAAGACTTATGCAAGAATGCAGTCACTTCCATATAATAAAATCATGTTGGTTGAATTGGACCCAGATTATGGAATCAGGTTTTTGAATCAGGTTGCAGCAGCAAATAAATATAATACTTTAATTTATCCTGATGGTTGCATTTATAGTGATGTTTCAGGAAGTGGAATGGCAAGGATTAACAAGCAGCAATTTTTGACAGTGAATGCTGATGGCACTTTCAAGTGGGCTGCACTTGTAAGGGTTGTAAATTCTGAAGTATTACCGGCAGGAAGTGCATTCAATAACATGTCCAAACGAATTTTTGAAACTTCAGGAAGTAAATTGTTCATGTACAATGCACACAGAACAACATCAGGATATCATCTGACTGCTGTTGACATGTCAACAGGAAAACATGTTGTCAGTGAATTTCCTTCAACACATGCCGGTTATAGGGGAGAATATAAGAATGACACCTTTGACATTGGAAATGGTGTTGTTTACCCAGGTGGTCAATTTGTGGTCCTTACAGTGATGATAAATGGCAAACCACAATGCTTTATTGCCTGCAATTATCATGGTGAATTTTGGGGTGCAGGACAGTGTAATAAATGGCACATTTTTGATGGTGACCTTGTTGCCTTACATACACATGGCACTGAATCAAAAACCATCAACAAACAAGGCATTCCTAAACCTGCTCCAATGATGGCAGGCAACTCATTTTCAGGAAATTTTGTGCAGGATGGTGAATATTTAAGAATATATCACAATGATGAAGGATGGCATTCAGGCATCCATTCAATCAGGGTTGAAGGATGGCAGACGGTAAAAAAATATGAATTTGCTGCACAAGTTTATAATGTTTCAGACAGTCCTTTCTTAATATTTCCACTGAAAAAACTTCCTGCATATGGTGAAATAAAAGATGGTGATGCAGGATGGACAATGATTCCTGAAGCTTCCTATAATATCAATGCTAACAACCGTTATTCAGTGCAATCAGGTTTAAAGTTTTTAAGTAAAACAGAACCACCTGATTTGCATGTGTATTTCAGGACAGCACAATCAAGATGCATTGTGTCTTATCCAATTGACCCTGTCAGCATGTCCAAGTGGTCCTTCAACTGCATGATAAATCTTGAAGGAAATTATCATTCAAGGGATAATGGAAAGACCATGGCAAACAAGCTGCAATTATTGGACAGTGCCGGAAAGGTAATTTTTGAATTATATCCTGTCATTGATTATGCAAAAAGGATTGTGAAATTATGGATGAATGATAAGTTGGTTTTTGAACTGCCTGAAAGCAAGGCAAATAAAATATTGACCTATTTTCAAACGGTTATTTGTTGGTGCAGCAATGGCATCATAAGTGGAAAGTTTGCAAATTATCCTGCTGTTATTCTTGGAACGATTGAAAACAAACCTGCACTGATAAGGGTCTTAATGTATAACACAATCACAACCACCTTTGACCAGCATTCAAGTTTGATAAGAATGAAATTCAACAGAAGATGAAATGAATATTTTCACACTGCTTGCAAAATTGACTGAAAGCCAATTGCACATTTTGGTTGAAGTGGTCAAGGCAGTTGTTGCATTAATAATTTTCATCATAATATGGAAGAAGAAAAAAAAAGATAAAAAAAGAATTGACAACCATATTGAAAAATCAGAAAAACCTGATTCAACAATTGAAAAATAATAATAAATATTTTATAAACAATTTTAATTTAAAATCATGGAACCATTCAAAGCTTTAATTGTGCCATTGACTAAACCACCTAAACCACCAATAACAGGTGGACCACCTGAAATCAATCATGACCTTCCACTGTTTCCTTTTCATCCAATTGTGGTGCCACCCAATGGAACATGGCCTGGGGTGCCACCTGTTGAACCACCTGATGGTGTTGAACCACCTTACATTGATATTGGACTTCCTTTATTTCCTTTTCACCCAATTGCAGGCTTTGACCCTATTCACGGCACATGGCCTGAAGGACCAGAACAACCAACTGACCCAAATGCACCTGCACCAAGTCATCCAATAAACCTGCCACCTTCAGATTCAGGTTATTGGGTGTTTGTTTATATTCCTGATGTTGGTTGGTCATGGATTGCAATAACACCACAACCATTGCCACCAAACACAACACATCCACAACCTAAATAAACCAACCTTTAAAGGCACCAATTATTAAACAATTTTAAAATAACCAACCATGCCAAGATTCAGAACAACATCAGGAAGCTTGATTTTCATTGAAGATTTTGAAGGTCTGAAATGCTTTCCTGTCAATCAAAATGAAAAGCCAACTTTAAACACAACACATGCCATTGAAAATAATGGTAGTGCTGAAGCATTATCATTTCCATTTTATCAAGGAAGTAAGTGTGCAAGGTTCAGGCTGATAAAAACTGAACCACTATTTCAGGGAACCACATACAGGACAGAAGTGACCATTGTCAAGGCTGAAGATGATGCAAGGGTCACACCTGAAAGCTGGTATTCATTCAAGTTCCTTTTTCCAACTGATGGTGGTGGTGCAGATGAAAGAAAATCATCCATCAACCAATGGTTTGAAGATGGTGGAAATGAACTGACGTTAAGAACAAAAAACGGCATCTGTTTTCTTGAACTTGAAAATGGTGGAAAGGTTTATACATGGGATATTTTCAGCACTGCAAAAAATGTGGTTGATGGAAGTGTTGAAAATATAACAGGTTTTGCAAATCATCCTTTTGATGCATGGAACCAAATTGTTTTTCACATCAATCACAAGCTTGATGCAACAGGTTTCATTGAAATTTATAAAAATGGTGTGAAGGTTCATGAATACCATGGACCAACCATCCATGATAAGGTTCCAAAATGGAAACTTGGACTTTATTCAAGTCAGTCACGTTCAACACTGCCATATAAAATCATGTTTTTTGATGACATCAGGGTTGGCAATAACACTGCAACACTTGGTGACATGGTTGGTGGCACTGGTGGTGGTATTGTTCCACCTGTTCCACCTGTCACTGATGAATTGAACTTGATGGTTGACAATGACCAAGTGCTTGAACTTCCTGTCAATGCAACAACATTTGTATCAAGAATCAGTGGCATGAAAGCAGGTGCATATGTGGTTAAATTAAGTGCAACCGGTCCTGATGGTGCAGCAGCAACAGATGAAATCAAAATTGATGTGAAACCTGTTGAAGTGATTCCACCTGAACCACCTGACACAAGTGAACCAATCAAGGCTTTCATCTTGGTGAATGCTGAAACTGAAAAAGATGTTGTGACCATTGCTGAAGGTGCATCAATCAGCCTTGCAACATCAGGCAATAAATTAAATGTGAAGGTGACCACCAATGAGAATGTCAATCGTGTTGAATTTGTTTGTACAGGACCAACACCAAAATCAAGCAATGATAAAGGAACACCATTCACATTGCAGGGTGACAGTTTAAGGACTGATGGTTCAGTTAATTATAATTATGGTAACTGGGGTCCACCTGCCATTGGTGCCTATAAAATTGTTGCCAAACCTTTTGACTCAACAGGAAAAGAAATGACCGGCAAGACAATAAATTTTTCATTCAAAGCTTAACAGTAAAAAAAAATAATTCTTTACCGTATTTAATCTTATTTAATCAGTTTCTTTTCTTTTTATTAACTGTTTGTTTCTTTTTGTTCATTATTGGTTGATTGATTGATTCATTGTGGTTTTTGGCATTGCAATAATATTATTTTTAGTCATTATCTTAATTGGTCAATCAACCAATAAAGAAAATGATTAAGCTGAACTATATAAAATTTGATGTCAGTGAAAGATTGTGGAATAGTTGTGCAGATTATGTCAGATTATATCCACTTGGTTTAAGAAGTCATCACAATGGAAGGTTTGAACAGCAGGTGAATGGATTAGTTACACAAGTTCTTATTCACAGAGATTTGATTGGTAAGTTTCCAAATTTGCATTTGAAGAAACATGGTGATGATGGTGGAATTGATATTGATTATATTGGAAAAATCATTGATGTGAAATCAACAGGCAGAAATTGCTTTGCACAACCACACTTTGAACAGAATGTCCTTCAATGTCAGGCAGGTTATTATAATGACACTTATGTTTTTTGTAATTATAATATAAAAAGACAGATTGTTGAAGCAGTTGGATGGTTGCCAAAACCAAAAGTGATAAATGAAGAACATTTTTGTCCATCTGGAACAGTCAGAACCCGTGACAATGGTTCATCATTCATCATGACTGAACCTTGTTATGAAATTCAATATCATGAATTATATGATTATAATTCTTTAAAAAATGCGCAATCATTTGTGCAGTCAAAATTGATTTTATGAATGAAGCATGTGAACCAAAAGTGTATGAATATTTTGTTCCCTATCATATCAGGGTCATGCAGAATGATTCAACCAACAATCTTCAGTTCCAATTAAAAGACCCGTATTTTTCACAAGGTCTTGAAGATGCAACCATTAAAATGCAAATACGGGATTTGACAACTGATGCCTTGATGAAGGAACTGTCAACTGAAGACGGCACCATCTTGATTCAGGATGCAACAGAATGCATTTTTGATGTCCTGCCTTATGTATGTGACTTAAATGTGAAGGTGTACAAATATGACATTCAAATCACTTATAACAATGGCATGGTGAAAACAAGGTTCAAAGATAAATACACTGTTTTAAAAGATGTAACACATGATTGAAGTCACCATCACTGAAGCAGGCAACATTATTGAATCAACCATCAGTGAAAATGGACAGGTGAAGGTTGAAGCAAGTGTTGTTGAAATACCTGTCAAGGCATTTATAAACGGCAATGACCTTGGTGTTGGCATCCCAGGTCCAATTGGACCGATTGGTGAAACTGGTCCTGAAGGTCCAATTGGTCCTGAAGGTCCACAAGGCATCCAAGGCATTGAAGGTCCAATTGGTCCTGTTGGTCCTGTTGGACCACAAGGTGAACAAGGCATTCAGGGTGAACAAGGCATTCAGGGTGAAATAGGTCCACAAGGTCCACAAGGCAATGTTGGTGAACAAGGTGAAGATGGTGGCAGCACAAGCCTTTTTGAATACAATTATTCAACCAATTCAACACCACCACCATCAGCAGGAACTTTCCGGTCAAATGCTGCCACTGCTGCAACATCCACCATCATTTGGATTCACAGACTTGACATCAGCAATGCAGACAGGAAGATTTTTTTAATGATTGCAAAAACAGGCAGCACTTTTTATGTGCAGGATGTTGACAATTCAGCAGTTTTTGCAAGGTATTTATTGACAAGTGACCCTGTTGATGATGGCAATTATATCACCATGAACATTGCCTTTCAAGATGGTGGTGCAGGTTCATTGACAGGCACATCAAGATGCTTGCTTGGTGTTTATGTTCTTGGTCCTGCCGGTCCTGTTGGTCCACAAGGTCCAATTGGTCCACAAGGTCCGATTGGTGCAACAGGTGTGCAGGGTCCACAAGGTGTGCAGGGTCCAACAGGTCCACAAGGCATCCAAGGTCCAACAGGTGCCACTGGTGCCACTGGTGCAGCAGGTGGAAGTACAAGCTTATTTGAATATAATTATTCAACAACACATGCTGCACCACCATCAGCAGGAACAGTAAGGTCAAACACCCAACCGGCACCAACAACCACCATTGGTTGGATTCACAGATTGGACATAACAAATGCAGACAGGAAACCTTTTTTCATGCTTGCACAAACTGACACCATCCTTTATATGCAGGACATTGATGATTCAAGCATATATGCAAGGTTTAAGTTGACAGGCAATCCAACTGACAATGGCAATTATATCACCATGCCAATTGTCTGGGTTGAAGGTGCAGGCACATTGATTGGCAATTTCAGGTGCCTTCTTGGTGTTTATGTCCCAGGTCCACAAGGACCACCAGGTGCTGGTTTCAGTGATGGTGATAAAGGTGACATGATTATCAGTGATAATGGTGAAACAATTGTGCTTGAACAGAATTTAAAGATTGACAGTAAAGGTGTGACAATTGATGGCATGGGAACAGTCATACTTGCATCAAACACTTCATATGGTTTTTCAATCATTCCATTTGCAGGAAGTGTCACTGGTTGGGATGTTCAGGCAGATGTTTCAGGAAGCATTGTCTTTGATGTGAAGGTTGGTGGCACTTCCATCATTGGTGCAGGTAATAAGCCAACCTTGTCTTCACAAGTCACCAATGCAGCAAGTGTTTCAGGATGGACAACACCTGCCTTTGCACTTAATGATAAACTTGAATTTATTGCTGTTTCAGCATCAACAGTGACAAGGGTCACATTGACTTTATTTTTATTTAGAAATTAAAAAAAATATGGCTGACAGATATTGGGTTGGTGGTGGTGGTAGTACAGCATGGAATGCAAGTCCTTCAAATTGGGGTACTGTTTCAGGTGGTGCAGGTGGTGCAAGTGTACCAACATCTTCAGATGCAGTCATCTTTGATGGTGCAGGTTCAACTGGTAATCAACAAATGACAATGGTTGCAACCGGAAACTGTTTATCACTTTTGATAACAAGTGGATATACAGGAATCTTCAATCACGGCCAGACAATTGTTGCAAACGGAAATGTGACACTGGGTGCAAATTTTGTACAGGCAGGAACAGGACAATTGACTGTTGCAGGAAATGCAACATTGACTTCCAATGGTGTCATATGGACTGGGATTTTAGCTTTAATAACAACAAACGGAATAAAAACCCTTGCTGATGATTGGGAAATAAACGGGCTTTTAAATGTGGCAAATACGGCAGTCATGAATGGATTCAGCATGAAGGCAAATGGTGTGACCATGACTTCAGCCTTAACAGGGTCAACACATGTTATTTTAAAGGGTGGCATATGGTCTGGAACCCTTGCAATAAGTAATAATTTGACCTTTGATGGCAATGTGACTATAAGTGGCATTGTGACTTATAATACAGGAACATTCAAATATTTGTCAGGAAGTATCACAGTGACAGGTTCAACTTTTCAAATCAATGGTAGCTGCACAATTGATGCAACAGGAATGACATTTGACAGGGTCATCCCAATTTTAACTGCAACAATTACTTTATTAAGTAAATTGGATTCAAACAGGATTGAAAGCAATTTAGGCAACACAACTTTTGCAGGTGCATATGGTTGGGAATGCAATCTTTTAAATTGGACATTCACAACAGGTTCAACAACTATATTTCAGGAAGGCATTGAATATAAAATCAATACACAATTCACCTGCAACCAGACAAGGATTGGCGCAACTGTAACTTTCAGAAGCAGTTCAGGAACCAATAAAGCAATCATCACTTTAAAGAATGGTGCAATTTGCAGTGTGCTTGCAAACTTCACAAGGATTGATGCAAGTGGTGGAAGGACAATCACAACCTTTATTGGAACTGTAACTGACTGCATTAATATCATCAGGTATGATGGAAATTTACCAGATAACGCTTTAACTTTTTAAACCATGGCTGACAGATATTGGGTTGGTGGTGGAAGCAGCACAGCATGGACTGCAACAGGCAACACCAATTGGAGTGCATCAAGTGGTGGTGCAAACAATGCATCTGTTCCAACATCAGCAGACATTGTTTATTTTGATGGTGTTGGTGTCAATGCAAATGGTACAAGTGCAATCATTTCAAATCAGGCTGCATTGAAACTGATTATGACTTCAGGGTTTACAGGTACTTTAAGCCAGTCTGGTGGCATTAATCTTAATGTGAATGGTGATACAGTCACACTTGGTGTGAATTGTACCATTTCAGCAGCAGGAACATTGACAAGTTCAGGTGCTTGTACTTTTACATTCAATGGCAAATCTTGGAACACAATTGTCCTTGCATCAGCATCAACAACAAGAATTTGTGCAGATGATGTCAGGTGTTCATCATTAAGCATTTCAACAACCGGCATTGTAATTAATGGCAACAATCTTTATTTTTCAACACTTATTACACCACAATTATTCACTGGAACGACAACCCTAATTCAACAAGGTTCAGGCACATGGTCAGGAAGTGGAACAGTTGGATTGAATATGACCATAACAGGAACCTTGACCATCACAAGTGCATCAGCCTTCCAAACAAGGACATTGACAGTTACAGGAACTTTCAATCTTGGTTCACAAACACTGACTTTAACAAGTATGACCTTTGTTTGTTCAACCGGCACCATCAATGCAGGCACATCAACCATCAGTGCAACAACCTGCACATTCAATCTTAATGGTGAACCACTTAATATTGTAAATTTTTCAGGCACCATCACCATCAATTCATCATTGATATTTGAACAAACTAATTCATCAGCAACACCAATTGTTTTTGCAGGCACTTCAGGTTGGACATGTGATGTTCTTAATGGAAGTGCATATGTTGCAGCAGCAACATGGACCTTTCAAGAAAGTGTTGAATATATCATCACAAGCAATTTTTCATGCAGTGCATCAAGGATTGGTGCAACTGTTCTTTTTCAATCAAGCAGTGCATCAAATAAGGCAAAATTGACATTGAATATTGGTGCCTTGTGCAGTGTCCTTGCAAACTTCACAAGGATTGATGCAGGCAATGGAAGGACAATCAGGACATTCAAAGGTGTTGTGACAGACTGCATCAATATCCAATCATTTGAAGACATAAAACCGGTTGCAGCAACCTTTTAAACAAGGGTCATTTAATAATCCATGCCGCTATTCAATAAAAGCCATCCTTGATTGCAATTATTGCATTAATAAGCCATCCTTTTTCAATCTTTTTTATTTTTGGACAAAATGTTCATAAATAATTGTGCAGTAATGTTTGTACAATATTTTTGCCTTTTACAATTTACATGATGGTGACCATGAAAATGAAGCTGACTGATGATGTGATTAATAAAATCAACAATGTACCTGTCAGAAGAAGGATTGGTGAATCACTTGACATTGGTGATGCAATGCTTTACCGGCACATCAATCAGAACAAGATAAACGGCAGGCTGACAAAAATTGATGCACTTCAGGTGATTGCATTGGAACTTGGAATCACAGACATTATGGAACTTGTTGAACATGACTGATTGACTTATTAACCTAAAATAAAACCAAATGAAATTGAACAATGAAATTGTGCAAGCAATGGAAGCAATGGGATTCACTGCCACAAGGAATGATTTTTGCATTCAGTTCCTTTACAATCAACCAAAAAGAAAACATGTCCTGTATCACAGTTTGTTTGATACTGTTGAATGCTGGCAGTATGATGAAAATGAACAGCATTATCTGTTGGTTTTTTCCGCAAAAAAGAAGCTTGATTATAACTTGACAGAATGGTTGATGCTGATGCATGTTGCTGACATGATGCCACTGCCGGAAGTAAAATATCAAATTCAAAAAAACCTTGTATGATTCTTTACTTACTATCCATTATTTTTTTTATTCCATTGTGCAGTGTGGTTGTTGTTATTATTCAACCCTTGTTTATTATGCCGGTCAAAATTGTTTCTTATTTAATCACAAATAAAAAATCCCAAAAATGAAAGATGAAATCAGTCTGAAGACAGACTTGAATGAAATTGCAAATGACATTGTCAGAATTGCAGACAGGATTGAAGCAGACAATTCAGCAAATGAAGTTGAAGACATCAAAAGTGAATTTTCAGAACTGTCTGACAAACTTAAAGCACTTGCAACTTTTGATGATTCAAATGACCTTATTGGTTATGGAGCAGGAAGTGATGCACCTGAAGACAATGGTGGCATTAAAGAAGAAGATGGAATCACGGCACAAAAGGCACCACCTGCCGGAAATCCACCAACAGGAAAACAAGAACCAATCATCAGGACTGAAGCAAAATCAGCCTAAAAAGAAACCACACAAACCACCACACAAGAAGCACTAAACCCAATGAACATGCACTTGCAGCCAAGGGTGCAAAAAAAATGCGGTTGTAAAAGGTCACCATCAGTGGATTAAAAGTTTTCGGCAATTAACAATGAAGAAGCTGATGGTGACTTATAACTTGAAGGATGGTGTCAATGGAAACACAGTTGCATGAAAGCAGCAGATGACAGTTCAACCCTGTTTCCTTCAACTTTGCTTTTCTGTTTTATTTTAGGTTTTAAAGGGTTAATTTTCAAAAAACGGCAGTTTGTTTCCACTTACTGCCTTTTTCTATTATTTTACAAATTCAAAAAAAACCAATATGAAAAAAGTAATGCTTCAGCAACTAATTCTGAACAACTTCAAAGGCATCAGGACAAAGGACATCACCTTTTCCAAACAGACTGACATTTTTGGCGCAAATGAAACAGGAAAATCAACCTTGTACACTGCTTTCATTTGGTTAATAACCGGCAAGGATGAACAGGACAGGGAAGATTATCAAATCAAGAACACCAATCAAAAGGAATTGAATGAACTGCCACATGAAGTGACCGGTTTTATCATGGTCAATTCTGAATCCATTAAATTAAAACGGGTTTACAAGGAAAAGTGGCAAAGGGAAAAAGGTCAAAAAGGAAAGACCTTCAAAGGTCATACAACTGATTATTATTGGAATGATGTTCCATTAAGTGCAACAGAATATCAGGCAAAAATTAATGACATCATTCATCCATCAAATGTCAGGTTGTTGACCAATGTTTCATACTTCAATCAAATGCATTGGGAAAAACAAAGGAATGTCCTGATGACCATTGCAGGCAATATCACCAATGATGAAGTATTTGAAGAACTTGCCACACCTGAAGATGATTATGCAACCTTGATTTTTGTTTTGAACAGTGGCAAGACCATTGATGAATATAAAAAAGAATTGGCGGCAAAAAAAGTCCTGCTGAAGAAGAAATTGTCAAGTTATGAAACAAGGATTGATGAAGCCAAAAGAAATCAGCCTGAAGCAAAGGATTGGGCCGGTCTTCAGGCTAACTTGGATAAAAGGGAAGAAGACATCACCAAGCTTGATGCAGCCTTAAATGATGCTTCAATTGCCTTGCAGCAGGCATCAACCAATTATTCAGTTAAAACCAAGGAACTGAATCAACTGCACTTTAAATTGGAAGACATCAGGAACAAGACAAGGAATGAATTGTTCCAAAGGATTAACAAGGTTGAAAATGATATCCAAGCAACTGAAAATTTGATAAGTCAGTGCAACCTGAAAATATCAAACCTTCAGAATGCATCTGCTAACAATGGCAGGTTCATTGACAACTATAATAAACGACTTCAGGATAATAATGAACAAATCATTGCCTTAAGGAAGGAATGGAAGGAAATCAATGCAACTGCCTTTGTCCTGAATGATGCTGACACCATTTGCCCAACCTGTCATCAACCACTTCCTGAAGGTGATTTTGAAGCCAAAAAGGAAACCATGTTGAAGCACTTCAATGATGATAAGCAGAAAAAACTGAACCTGCTTGTTAGCCGGTCAAATGAAATCAAAACAGCCAATGTTGAATGGCAAAAAAATATTGACAACCTTTCTGCTGACAATTCAAAGGAAATTGAAGCATTGACAAATGAAAAGGAAGCAGCAAAATTCAAACTGATTGAACTGAAAAAGGCAGCAGCAGCCAACAACAATCATGATGAAACTGAAATCAAGGTTGAAGCATTGTTGAAGCTTAATGGTGATGCAATGAACCTTGTTGATGATATTAAACAGGTTCAATCTGAAATTGAAAGTCTGAAGTTGCAGGAAAACGGCACCATGAAAAATGATGTCATGGTCATTGAAAGGGATTCAATCAGGTCTGTCATCAACAGCTTAAGAAAGGAACTTGCAATGAAGCAGGTGGTGGAAGAAACTGATAAAAGAATCAAGGAACTGAAGGATGAAGAAAGTCAGACAGCACAAGAAATTGCAGATATTGAAAATCATGAATTTCAGGCTGATGAATACATGAAGGTGAAAATGGATATCCTTGAAAAGAAGGTCAATGGATTGTTCAAATATGTTCACTTCAGGTTGTTTGATAAGCAGGTGAACGGTCAAACCATTGAAGCCTGCATTTGCGAATATAAGCAGGTGCCATTTCCAACACTTAACACTGCTGCAAAGATTTTGGCAGGTGTGGACATCATCAACACCTTATCAGACTATTATCAGACATATTTGCCTGTATTTATTGACAATCGTGAAAGTGTGACCTTCCTGCCTGAAAGTAAAAGTCAAATCATTTCACTTTATGTTTCAGATGCAGACAAAAATTTAAGGATTCAAAATGTTTAATTTATATTAGTAAACCAATAAAATTTTAATTATGGAACCATCACCAACCAACCAAGCAGGCAATCAACTTGCCACCACCACCAACAAACCATTGTCCAAAAAAGACATCCTGATTAACATGCTTGATGCACCAAGCATCAAGAAACAGTTCAGTGAAATACTGAAGGATAATGCAGCAACCTTTTTAGGGTCCATCCTTGACTTATTCAATACTGATTCAACCTTGCAACAGTGTGAACCTTCAGACCTTATTAAAGAAGCTTTAAAGGCTGCTGTCATGAAGCTTCCTATAAACAAATCACTTGGTTATGCTTATATTATCCCGTATTTTGAAAACAAAAATATCAATGGTCAATGGATTAAAAAGCTTGTTCCCCAATTTCAGATTGGTTATAAAGGACTGATTCAAATGGCAATCAGAACACAACAATATAAATTCATCAATGCTGATGCTGTCTTTGAAGGTGAATTTCAAAGGAAGGATAAATTGTCAGGTGAATTTGACATGAATGGAACAAAGACAAGTGATGTTGTGACCGGTTATTTTGCTTATATACAGATGTTGAATGGATTCAGCAAAACATTGTTCATGACCAAGGAACAGGTTTTGATTCATGCAAAAAAATATTCAAAGGCATATGGCAATGCAGGTGGACCATGGCAGAAGGATTTTGATGCAATGGCACTTAAGACGGTCTTAAGGAACCTGCTTTCACATTATGGATATCTGTCAATTGAAATGGTTCAGACCATCAGCAAAGACCTTGAAGATGATTCTGTTGAAGATGTGGTTGCAGAAGAAATAAAGAACAATGCCAACAGTGAAGTCATGCAATTCACTGATGCTGAAGTTGTGAAGGAAGATGATTCAGAATGTCCAATATGAAAAAAGGAATATCATATATCAGTATTTCAGATGAAGACAAAAATCATTCATTAATTAAAGAACTGAATAAAAAAGGTATTTATGAAATTGAATTGATTTATGCATCACATTGGGCAACTGATGCAGGATGGACAATGGTTAAATCAACAATTGGTGCAGTTTGGTTGGGTTTTACAAAAAAGGAAGCTATAAAAACAATTATGAAACTTTAAAAAATGAATCATGAAAGTGCTTGTGGCATGTGAAACTTCAGGAACAGTCAGAAATGCATTCATTGCAAAAGGTCATGATGCATGGTCATGTGATTTGGAACCTGCTGAAGATAATTCAAGCAAGCACTTTCAATGTGATATCAGGGATGTTTTCAGCCTTGGTTTTGATTTGATGGTTGCACATCCACCATGTACACATCTTGCATCATCAGGTGCCAAGCATTTCAAACAAAAGATATTGGATGGAAGGCAAAAGGAAGCAATTGATTTTTTCATGCTGTTCACAAAAACCAACATTCCAAGATGGTGCATTGAAAATCCACAAGGCATCATGTCAACCATTTACAGGAAGCCAGACCAAATTTTTCATCCATACCATTTTGGTGACCCTGCACAAAAGACCACACATATTTGGCTGCATGGTCTTCCAAAATTGGTTGCCACTCATTATGATGCACCTTTATTTGGGGAATCAATTGACAAGGGTGAATTTTATAAATTCAGGACCAAGGCAGGCAAAATCAAGACACAACCAATGTGGTTTGCAAAGGCATTCCTTCAGGCTGACAATTCCAATCGGGCAAAAGACAGAAGATTCATTTATCCTGGGTTTGCAGCAGCCATTGCAAATCAGTGGAACTTTTAAATAAAACCAATTTAATAAAATGCTTTTAAAAATACTTGGAAGCAATTCAGCAGGCAATTGTTATATACTTGAATCAACATCTGAAACATTAATCATTGAAGCAGGTGTTGGAATGAAGCAGATTGTGAAAGGATTAAACTTCAATCTGCTGAAAGTGAAAGGTTGCCTTATTACACATTCACATCAGGACCATTGCAAATCTGCTTTAAAGCTTATGCAGGCAGGTGTGAACACTTACATGACAAGGGGTGAAGCTTCAGCAATTAACCTGCCTGCATACCATCACAGATTGGCATATATAAGTGCCGGAAATAGTTTCTTCATTGGCAACTTTCAGGTCATGCCATTTGCCATCAAGCATGATACACCTGAACCAGTTGGTTTTTTAATCAAGCATGAAGAAATAGGAACAACCCTTTTTCTGACTGATTCTTATTATAGTCAATATAAATTTCCTGCACTGAACAACATCATCCTTGAATGCAATTATGATTTAGACATCATCAATGCCAATGAAACACCACAATTTTTGAAGGACAGGATATTTCAGTCACATATGAACCTGAAGACGTGCAAGGAACTTCTTGCTGCAAATGATTTGACATCAGTGAACAATATTGTCATCATTCACCTGTCAAACACCAATTCAGATGCAGACAGGTTCAAAAAGGAAATCAGTGACTTGACAGGAAAGACAATCACCATTGCAGATGCAGGTATGACCATTCAATTTGATAAATTTCCAATATGATTGATGATACATTTTTAAAAGAAAATGGTTTTGTTAAAGAAGAAAAAGATGGTGTTTATGATTTATGGATGTTTAAAGGCACCAACATTTTATTCAGGCAAAAGAAAGGTGCCAAATTTGGAACCATTGGAATTGACTTGAATGGTTGTTTCTTTTTTGCAATCAGCAAGAAACTTTTTTTTAAATACGAATTAAAACAAATAATTGATTCTTTATGATGGAAGGTGTTTATGACTTGTTTAAGGACAAGGAAGAAAAAGGAAGTGCAACCATTAAAAGGTTCACCATTAATGACAAAGATGCAAGATTCCACAACATCAGTTGCATGATGAATGATGGTGGTGCAATTGATTTTGTAAAAGCAGGCAATTATGTCAAACTGATAATTGACCGTGAAATTTTCATGTCAGATACACCAATGGAAAGAAGGTCAAATATTCAGTTTGTTTCAAATGCAAATGGCAGGGTCTTCATTGCTGGTTTAGGCATTGGATTGATTGTCCACAACATCCTGAAGAAAAAGGAAGTGACTGAAGTGGTGGTCATTGAAAGCAATCAGGATGTCATTGATTTGGTTGGTCCTAAATTCAGCCATGACAGCAGGGTGAAGATTGTCCATGGTGATGTGTTGGAATTTATGCCGGTCAAAGGTGACTTGTATGATACAGTTTATTTTGACATATGGTGTGACATCAGTGACAGGAACTATCCACAAATGAAACTGCTTCATAAAAGGTGGAAGTATAATTTAAACAGGCAGAATCCAAATGCCTTCATTGATTCATGGTCAAAGGACAGGGTGAAAAAAATGGCAAGGCAGGACAAATATGAAAGCTTCAATTCAATAATTGAACGATTGTCCAAAAAAATATCTTGATGAAATGTCCAAGGCAGGCAGCAATGCCTGCTTTTTTCTTTTTCAATTGTCCAAAAATATTTGGTAGTATCAATAAATCACTTATTTTTGGTCTTTCTTTAAAACCAATAAAACAGACAGTCATGCATTCCTTACCGGTTAAAAGTCAGAAAAAGTTTGAAGCAGCAGTTGAAGCACTTGCACCATTTGCAGGTTCAATTGACCCTTATGTGAAAAAATATCATACATATTATTCAGGATGGTGCAAGTCACTTGCAGCAGGTGGATTCAAGACCAAATTTTCTGCAACACTTCATGCACAAAATGACCCGAAAGAAATTGTTGAAACTGTATGCAGACTTGCATTCTTTAACAGCATTCAGAATAATTGGATGGCACCTTATCTAACAACAGGTTTATACAGTATTGATTTGCAAAACATGCTGCTGACATTGGTCAAGGTGATTGACCCTGCAAAACAATATATTATCAAGACCATTCCTTCATCATGGGAAAGGGTTGATGCAAAGCACAATATTTTGAAAGTCATCCTGAATCAAGAAGACTATTATTCAAAATTCATTTAATAACCAAACCAATAAAATCAAATCATCATGGAAAAAGGGAATATCATAAAACGGAAAATGAAATGTCATGATGGTAAAGTCAGAACAGTTGATTGCATGTTAATTTCAATCTTTAAAACCCAATCAAGACAGATGAACCCTGATACATTGCAACCTGTTGGTGATTGGGAAGATTGCTTTTCATGTGTTGTTAAATGGACTGACACAAACGGTATATTGAGAACAGATAATATAACATTAAAATAAAATCAAAAATCATGACAAGCAATCAAATGAAAAAAGGTCTTAATGCTGAAATCAAATCAGCAGGCTTTTCCAACACAATCAAGGAAGTATCTGAAGTAGGTGTCAACACCTGCCTGAACTTCAATTTTCATGTCAGTCCTGAATTGAAACAATGGCTGAATAAAAGGTTCATCCATGGCATTTATCACATTGATACAATGCAATCCTTTGTTGTCATCAAAACACCAAATCAAAAATAAAAAAACCGGCAGGCTGAAATGCCTGCCATTTTCATCAAACCAATAAAATCAAATTACAATGCAACTTCAAAATTTTGGCAATGCAAAAATCAAATTAATCAATCATTGTTTTAAACAAGGTATGACAACAGAACAAACTGATGATGTTGTTGAATTAGCTTTCAGGATGGCATCTGCCTTGGTTGCAGATACAACTTCAAGACTTGGAAAAGAACTTGAAAATATTGACAGTTATATTGGTGCCTACCAATGGGAATTGTCAACTGAAAAATCAAAATCTTAAACCATGGAAAAAAAATATCTTCATTGCACTGTCATCAATAATGGTGGCACCATGTTCACCAATCCTTTAAAATTAAGTGAAGCACATTATATCAGTCAACTTGCACAAGAAAATAAACAAGTTCTTGTTAAGCTGATGATTTGCAGTGCAGCACAATACAAATCAATTTTTGGATAATTAAAATCAATCAATCATGGACATTCAAGGACATTTAATCAAGGACAGTGAAATCATTGGCATTGGACCATTGATGAACATTCAATCAGAAAGTCAAATTGGCAAAATCTACAATTCAAGAAAATTGTTTTATGACATCCACCTGAAGGAAAGGTCAATCAGTATTGAAAGCAATTATCTGAATATTGGTTATGATAAAGCAAGCACTGAAGAAGAACAGGCAAGGGAAAAATGGTATGAATTTATAAAAGATTATAGTGGTGTGAAGAAGGTCATTGAAGGATTAATCAACCCAATCAAAAATGATTTGAATAAAATATTGAATGAACAAAAAAACCAAACACATGAAAAGTAAATTTGAATTTAAAACTGAAAATGATTGGAATGAATATTTGGTGCAGTATTATGCAGGACTTGCCATGGCTGCAATGCTGTCCAATCCAAGAACAATTGAACTGATGGAAATGCAAACGGCACCTGCTGACAAGACAAGGCAGGTTGCAAATCAGGCTGTTCTTTATGCAGCAAATTTGGCTTATGTTATTGATAAGTTTCACATAAAAGATGAAGCAGCATGAAACCAACCAACATTGCCACCAAGGAAGGCATTTATAAGCTTATTGATGAAGTCCAATCCTTTTTGGAAGCACATTATGCTTCAGACAATATAACAGCCTGTTTGGACCGTTTAAGAAGCTTGGAAGGATATCTTGCAACAACCGGCAAGGCACTTGCTGATGCCAAATATCTTTTAAGGGAAATGACTGAAGCTTCAATCTCAACAATTAAAACCCTGCATCCTGAACTGTCACCTTCAATACTTTCAAAACTTATTGAAAGTTTGTGCCGTGAAAATGCCTACATGGTGGACAGGTTGGACCGGCAAAATTCCGGTTGTGTTCATCAGATTGATGCAACAAGGACCACAATATCAACCCTTAAGGAAGAAATGAAAATAAGTTCTTATTTTGAAGGAAAAGGACCATAAATTGCCATCCCTTTTCAATTTTAGTTGCCATGCAGGAAGCTTATCAATTAACAGATAATTCACCACCTTTCCGGCAGATATTAAAAATCCCTTTCAGTAAAAACTGAAAGGGATAATTTTTTTAAAACCAATAAGGAAAATTGATGTGACAATCATCAATTTTCAAACAACAGTTGTTTAATAACAGATTGAATGACTGAAGACCCTGCCTTTTAAACTGATTGAAACAACTATTATTCAAATTCAAAAATAAAGATATGTCAAAAAGATTTATTGACACTAATCTGAAAAAAGAAGATTGGTATTTGGCAATGCCTGCTTCATATAAGCTTTTTTGGACTGAACTATTCACTGAATGCAATCATGCAGGAATTTACAGGGTAAACACTTTACAGTTCAACAGGCTGAATCGTTTAAAGGTTATTGCTGACAAGGCATTGACCTTTTTTAATGCCGGAAAAGAAAGGATTCAAGTCATCAGAAAAGGTTTGTGGTACATCAAAGGTTTTGTCAGGTTTCAATATGGAAATGTAAGCAAATCAACCAACCGGTTTTTCAGTTCTATTCAAGACATTCACAATCAATATGATATAAACATGCCCCCAATTTGGGGTGCAAATACAAATACTACATTATATACTAATTCAGTATTTAATACAGTAAAGACAGAAATACAAGAAGTTGAAGATTTAAGAAAGGAAGCTGAAGCATTAAGAAAGGAAATTGAAGCTTTAAAAAAGCAACAACCTGAACCATTAAAAACTGAAGAAAATGATTCAGAAAAAAAATCACTGGACAATTCAAAAATTGAAAAAATTGCGCCAAAAGTTTTTTTGGAATCCAATCTACTTCCCGCCAATCAAGGAAAAGAAGAAAAAGCTTTCTGCCTGAACAGTGCAGGACCGGCATATGAACCTGAACAACAACCACCCAACCCTGAACCATTACCGGCACCACCTGCCAAAAGAATCAGCCAATTTCCAACCATGGACCAATTCACCCTGCCATTGAACAGGATGACCGGCAGGTTGGCACAAGAAATCTACAAAAGGACAAAAGGGAAGTTCCTGACAAGGGAAGAAATCTTGAACTATTTTGAATTGTTTAAGCTTCAGAACCTTAACGGCAAAAAGTTTTATGAAAAACCTGATGATGTCTTCACACATTTCACCAATTGGATAAAATTTCAAAAGTATGTTCCTGTTGAACAGGAAAGGGTTTCAGTGTCTTATGCTGAAGCCAAGGCAGGTCAGGAAAAATATCAAGCAGAATGCAGCAGGATTGCCAAGGCACATATGGAACAAGCAGAAGCAGAAAGACCATTCAGGGAAGCAGAACAAAAAAGACAGGAAGCAGAAGCCTTGATTGAAGAAAACCGGAAAAAGGCTGAAAGACGCAAATTTGAAGATGAAAGGTCAAATTTTTTCATGAATCTGTTTAAAAGAAAAGAAATGGCTGCTGCATGAATTTCTGCATGACTTCCTGCCTTTATCCTTGCAAGGAATGAAGGTTTGTATTATCTTGAATGAAAATGGCTTAAAACGGCTAAAAATGCCTTTTAATACAGAACAGATTTTTAAACCAATAAAATATTTCAATCATGGACTTCCAAAAAGGTAGGCATTATGATTATGCCTTGGAAATGGCAATCATTGGGGCATGTATGCTTGAAAGTGATGCTGTTGACAAAATTTATGGTCTTATCCAATCAAAACACTTTTATGATGAAAAAAATCAATTCCTGCTGAAAAGGATTTTCATGATGAAAACAAATCATCAGGCAATTGACCTTTTGACGGTCACATTTGGTGCAGGTGTAAACATGAAGGAATGGAACAAAATTTCACCAACCATTAATCTTCCTGCATATGCTTCACTGACAATGAATGCTGTTGTCAGCACTGCACACATGCAGGAACATTGCAGGCAGTTGCACCAACTTTTTGTGAATAGGAAAGCACTTGAAATCCAAATGAATGTCGGCAAAAATCCTGATGGTGTGGAAGCCATGTATCTTTTAAAAAAAGAAATTGATGAACTTTTTGTTGATGTTACCTTGGATGATTTTGATGAAGGTGATGATGGAATAGTTCAGGATTTGTTTCCACATATTGATGAAAGGAAAGACAAACCAATGATTGGTCTTCCAACAGGGTTTGCAAGAATCACTGAAGCAATTGGTGGACTTCAAAACGGTCACCTGATTGTCGTTGGTGCAAGACCATCTGTTGGAAAAACTGCATTTGCTGAAACAATTGCACTTGCTGCATCAAAATTTGTTCCTGTTGGAATCAACCTGCTTGAAATGCCAAAAAAAGAATATTTGGCAAGACTGCTTGCACAAAAAACAGATTTTACTTTTAAACAAATCTGGGAAAATAAAATGACTGATGATGAATACAAGACATTTATGCAGCAGGCATATTTGGGTGGAAAAATTTATATTAATAGCAATATTTATATAACCATGACCGGCATTGAATCAGGTGCAATGAGATTAAAAGAAAAATACAACCTTGGATTGCTTATCATTGATTATTTGCAACTGATAACAAGTGAAATAAAAGGCAAGGAAGAAAACCGTGAAAGGGAAGTGTCAAAAATATCAAGAAGGTGCAAACAACTTGCAATGGATTTGGACATACCGGTTGTGTTATTGGCACAACTGAATCGTGCAAGTGAATTGACAGGTGATAAAAAACCAAGGCTGCATAATTTAAGGGAATCAGGTGCAATTGAACAGGATGCAGATGATGTCATCTTGCTTCACCGTGACCGTGAAAAAGAAAAAATATTAATTAGGTCTGGGCAAACAAAAGACCTTCCTGCATTTGCCATGGTTGAAAAAGCAAGGAATGGTCATTGCAATGATTATGATTTGCTGTTCAATGGACCAAAAATGCTTTTCACTGAACCACCTGAAGACATAAGACAACCGGCACAATTGACCATTGTTGGTCTGCCAAAAATTGAACTGCCTGCTTCAAAAAATTGGTATGAAAAGGATGATGATGACAATGGTTTTGATGATGGCTTTAATGAAGAACAATTGTTTTAAAATAAATGTCCAAAAGTTTTTGGCAGTTCAAATAATAGTCTTCAATATTGTCAGACTTTTTAAAACCAAATAAAATCAAAAAACAATGGCAAGTGAAGAACGTTTTAAGGAAATGCAGAATATTTTTCAAGCAATGGCAAAGGCTGCAAATGTTTCCATGATGTGCATTTTCATTGACATCAAGGAAAAAGACCTTGATGAAAGACAGGCTGTCAATGTGAAAGGAAAGATGGTCAATGGTGTTGGTGCAACCTTGCAGGTGCATGGTTCATCAATCAGGGTCATGCAGGAAGGTTCCATCCCGTTAAGAATCTGCACCATCCAATCCATGATGAACAGGATGAAGGATGAACAGGCAAGGCTGCTGAAGTTATGGCAGGATGTTGAACAGGATTTTGAAGTGACTGCCATCACCAAGAATGATTGATTTTTAAACAAGGGTTGTTTAAAAGGTTGCATCAGCAGCCTTTTTTTGTGTCAGGTATATAAAATGAAATTTTGTTTCAAAAGAAATATTTTAAAAAAGTTTACAAATTCAAAACAATTCCTGATATTTGTGTTTTAAAATTAAAAATCACCATTTATGAAGCTTTCAATTTATCGTGCAGACTACAAAAATCCAAATGACCTTGGTCTTCCTTGCCTGCCAACCCTGAACAAAGTGTCTGATATTACTGATATCAATGAAATTGATGCCATCAGTGCTGAATTTGATGACATGGATGAAGCAAAGTGGTTTGTTTCACATTTTCCAAAATATCTGAAATTAAGGATTGGCACTGTTTCAGGTTCAAGGGATGGTGTATGGTACACAAGACCAATTGTATCAAAATCCTTCAACACTTTTTGGATGAACGGCACAACCAAGGAAGTGAATGAAACAGCAGTGAAAAACAGGAACAAAATGATTGAAATTCTTGACAACTTATCATAAAAACAGGGTGTCGGTCATCAACAACCGGCACCACAAAACCAACCAAAAATGAGAATCAACACAACCGGCAGACCTTGCAGCATTAAGACCGTTAAGGAATTAGAACAGGACCGGCAGGCAAAAATTGAAGCATTGACTGCTGACATCAAATACTGCAATGAAAAGATAAGTGATGCAGCCTTCATCAATGCAGCAACACCTGAAAACCTGAAAGCACTGCTTCAATTCAGGCTGATGCAGTTGACCGAAAAACAAGCTTTAATCAACCAATAATAAACAACTTCAATTTAATACCATGGAAAATCAATCAAATCAGTCAGAAGTTAAGACAGCATTTATTGCCTATTTAGAAAAAAAGATTGCTGCATCTGAAGCAAGAAGAAGCAGTCTTGAAGCAGATGCAGATGACCCTGAAATTTGGCAAGAATCAGGATATTATCTTCAACAGCAAATCCATGCTGAAGCAGAATATTGTGATGTGCTTTATAAAAAGCTTCACAGATTGCAGGAAACATCCAACCAATAAAAAAACAAGGCTGCTGAAAATGCAGCCTTTATTTTTGAAAAAAGTTTTGAAATTGTAAACATTGTCATAATTTAAACACCTGAAATGAAAAAGAAGAAAATTGAAAATAGGGGTGGTGCAGGCAGGAACCAAGGCAGGCACACCAAATATGATGAAGAAACAGTCATCTTTTCTTGTCGTGTTCCTGCTTCCAAGAAGGCTGAATTGGCAGCATTGGTTGCTGCTGAACTGAAAGGTTGGATGAAGGCTGAAACAATCATAAATCAATAACCATGATGCAGGAAGTCATTGATGAAACAACTGAAGTTGAAGTTGGCAAATATTACCTTGTCAGGTGTGCAAAGATGAAATATGGTGGCACTGACAATGATGCCGGTTTTGTTCCTGTTTATGGACATTCACACAAGGACATGCAGTTTGGATTGAATGTCATGCATTATCATGTGGATGGAAGGTTCATGCCGGTTAATAATGGTTGGTTGGTTGATGAAAATGGAAGGACCAATTTGATTTTGATGGAAGGCAAAGACCAAAAAGCAAATTTGAATTATGTGGATGAAATTGTCATCAAAAGAAGGAAATGCAGACGGTTGACAACCGGCATAAATCCACCATCTTTCACCAAGGAAAATCATAAATATATCATTTGGTATAACAGCATGATTGGAAAGTCCTGCAAAGGCAGGAAATGTCCACATTATGGAACTTTGATGAAGATGGTTGATGGTGTCCTTGAATGTCCTTTGCATGGTCTTAAAGGTCATCCAATTGAAGAAAAAATCATTCCATTAAATTTCAACATTAAAGGCATAAAATGAAACATTATCTGAAGCAGGACATTTATTGTCCAAACTGTAAAACAAGGATTAATGGTGCAATGAACATTGGCAAGGAAGATGAACCACCTGAAAATGGTGATGTGACTTTCTGCATTCACTGTTATTCATTTTTGACTTATGTTGGCAGTGAAGGAAATTTTATCATGTCAGCATTAAATGAAGATGATATTTTGAAACTAAAAGAAGATGAACCTGAAGTCTTTCATCAATTGATGGATGCATTTTTTGATTTTGTTGGAATAAAAATTGATTCACCATGGACTTCAAAAATTTCACCAAACTGAAGAAGCTTTATGCATATGCAGTTGAACATGATAAAAAAGAAATCAGGTTCCAAGGTCAAACCATCCTGACTGTTTATGCAAAATATTTGATTGAATATCTGACACCAAAATTCAAAAATCATCATTGAGAAGATTTAAAATTGATACTGATTATTTAAACAGGATGAAGGAAAAAGGATTCATCAAGGGTTTCTTCATTAATCCTGATAAGCACAAAAAGTTGGTGCCATATAATAAATTCAGAAACATTAAAGTTGTCATTGATGGAAAAAGGTTTGCATCAAAAAAAGAAGCAAGAAGGTATGTTGAATTAAGAATGAAACAAACAATTGGTGAAATATCTGAACTTGAATGTCAGGTCAAATATGTCCTGATTGAAAAAAGTGCCACTGAAAAACAATGTGCATATTTTGCTGACTTCAGATACAGGAACAGGAATGATGAAGTGATTGTTGAAGATACAAAAGGGAAGAAGACAGACCTTTATATCATGAAAAGGAAACTGATGCTTGAAAAGTTTGGAATAAAAATAAATGAATTATGAAAACTGAAGAAGAAGCAAGTCAGGAAGCTTGCAGACTTTTAAGGGAACATTTTATTGGCATGGACCATCCAAACATAAATACATATGATGATGATTATGTCATCAGGAATTATCCTTTTGAATGGTCATTGTTTATGGATGGATGGAAATTTCAAAATAAATGAATTATGAATCAGAAATTGGAAAGGGAACAGGCAGAAATTTTATTCACTGAAAATCAGTTGAAATATTTCTTCAGCAGGGTTGTCAATTATATCAATAACTATATTATTGAAAATGGAACTGATGAAAAATTAATCATTGGAACCATTGGATTT